AAGATGAACTCCTTGATGACTGTTGTGGTGTCTTGGGGGACGGTATAGATAGATGTGGTAGAAGTTGTCGCGGTCAGCGGACCGGCGAGCCTCTTGTATGACATTGCCATTAGATGACCTCCATGGTAAACATGACTTCAGAATCAGGGGTTGGAACCATAGGCACCGTATCGGAGGACACCCAAGTAGTAGCAGTGTTTCCATCCGCAACCCATTCTAGGTATTCCTGATAATCAGCATTTGACGAATCTGTCGGAATTATTAGACCGTCAGATCTGTACAAAATCGTGACTTGGCTTCCCTCAAAGTTTATGGTTGTTCTTATTTCATAACTCATATATCTGCACTTGCCTTCCACGATCCAGTCATAATGCTGTAACTAGGGTAGCCGTAATAAACGGTCTGGAAACCTGCTTCTGATAGTGCCTCAAATGCTGGGGTTTGGGCGTAGCCAGTGCCATTTACATAAAAATTGAATTTACCGCTTGTGCCTCCATAATTGTAACTGCTAAAGATTTCGAGGCTTGGGGTGGTTCTCATTGTTGTAGAAAACATGAACGTACTTGCGTATGAGTTTTGGAATCCACCGCTGTTTGTTGTCATCAACATTCGTGGCATCAGTTGGTAATAACGTTGGCAGAGAGTCAACTCTTCAGCGTAAGAACGGTACTCCATGGGGGTATAAACGTTCCCCTCTTCAAGTTGAACGTCTTTAATACGGAACATCTCTGAGGAAGTGGCAATCCCACCCATGCCATGGAAATAAATGCCGATACGGTAATACCCGGTTGTGCTGACAGTTGCCGGAAAAGTGTACGAAGTGCTGTACTGCTCGTACGCGCTTGTTGAGATTGACGACACATCACTTTCAACGGTTGCGATAGTTGCCTCGTCCCTCAGAGAACCACTCACATCGTCATCGTGGTTGACCCTGATGGTTCCTTGAGTGACCGATGTTGAAACACGCTTCACCTTGAACGAGAAAGTGACTGTTCTCCCCGACAGATGCGCTACATCACGACCTTCAAAACGCTGTTCAATCATGTAGAAGCCGGGGGCTGTAGAACCACTACGAACACTCATCGCGTAGCCAGCGTCATCAACCTGCTGAATCGTTCCGGATATGCCAGCGGTATAGCCCGTGTTAACTGGTTCGATACGCCAACGGTCAAGTGTGTAGCCAGATGCAGTAGAAACACTTGTGCCGCGTTGTGCTACTTGGAACGCTCCGTTATAGATGTAGTTTTTGCGACCCGTATATGGGGTGACATTGGAACCACCAATAGTGATAGACGAAGCAATAACATCACCAGTTAGGTCGCCAGTTACATCACCAGTTACATCACCAGTTACATCACCAGTTACATTGCCGGTCAGTGGCCCAGAAAACGCAGTCGCTGCAACAGTACCTACAACATCAAGATCAGTAGCGGGGGACGAAGTGCCGATACCTACACGATCATTAGTTGAGTCAATGTACAGTGTGTCTGTATCGCTAGTCAGGTCCCCCGTTACGTCTAGAGAGGGGACCGAAGTAGGAATAGGGTATTTAACGGTACGCCAAGCAGTTCCATCCCAGATGTACGTGCGCCCACTTACTGTGTAAGTGTCGTTTACGGAGGGGCTGGAGGGGAAACTTAACGGCATTAGTTAGCCTCCAACGCTTCAATGCGGGCAACAAGAGCATCATTCTGTACCTCTAATGTTTCAATGCGAGCCATCGCTTCTTGCAAAGCCCCAATCGCTTTCATGTAAAGAATGGAAGCCTTCACCCGTTTGGGTTGTCCGTCAAATGTCTTTACAAGACCAGCCATGCCTGCTGATTCGAGTTCCTGTGCAACTACACCTAAATGAACCAGAGCATCGTCGCCATTTTCTTCTACGTCTGCGATCAGCCTGAAGTTTCGTAGTTGCACCGCTTTGATGTCGTCCCATTGAGGGTTAGCGTCAACGATGTCCTGTTTCAAGGACATATCAGAATAAACATCGTAAGCATTGTTGACGTTTGCTAAGTCGCCGTCACCGTAGATTACGCACTGCGGGTTAGATGATGTGTCGGCAACAACGAACGGCAAGTCTCCACCACCACCGTCACCGTCAATCCACATACCCAGTCGTGCAGTACCGTTACCTGTTTTAGCGTACAGGAACAAACCATTCGCATCACCAGCACCGGTCACAGCCGACGGAATGCTTGTAGAGAGAGAACCGCCACTCAAAATAAGTTTTCCGTCCACATCGACACGAACACGCTCGGTGCCGTTTGTTCGCATTATCAAGTCGTCACCTTCAGACCCGATGATGGCAGACGATGTGGAATTGGCATCTTTCATAATGATGCGACAACTCGTGGTGTTTGTGTTCAGTTCAAGTGGAAACGCATTGCCACTAATACCAGTAGCGTAAATTCTTCCTGACACCTCTAAAGCCTGTCCGGGTGTCGCTGTACCGATACCAACATTGCCAGACGAGTCAATACGCATACGCTCTAGATTGCTGCTAAATAGTTTCAGATCATCGCCCTCGGCACCGATCCTCACACGGGCATCACCGGTCGTACCGCTACCCATAAATGAGACTCCACCCGTAGCGTTGCTTGACTTGAACGTCGCCACAACACCTATGGAACCGCCATCAACTTCCAACGGGCGGGCAGGTGTCGTAGTACCGATACCGAGCCGATTGTTCGTATCATCCCAAACCAGATTGCTGGCATCACTAGCAAACGTGCCACCCGAAGCAAACTGGATAGCACCATCAGTACCCGACGCCGCCGCACTCGCCGCACCAACCTCAACCCATTGCGCTGAAGTACCGTCGTCATACCATACGTATGTCTTAGCGGTATCAGTATCAAACCATAGGTCACCGTTTACTGGATTGGAGGGGGCGGTGGTTTGTACCGCGATGTTTGCGACTGAAGAACCACCGACATCAACCCACACACTTCCGTAGTACACCAACGTGTCACCGGTGTTGGAGTCGAACCAGATGTCACCTTCCGATGGGCTGCCGGGGGCGGTGGTCGAGACAGTCGCCCCACCAGAAATGGTGTTCCAAGCGCTGTTAGAACGGTAATAGAACTTACTGTTAGTGGTATCAACGGCTATGGCACCGTCAGCAATAGTTGATGTGGGGGCACCGGATGACGTCAGTGTAATTACGCCGGACTCTGCCTCGAACGTGTGATCGGTCTTTACAGCCCCTACACCACTGCGGTATAGGTTGGCATCACCTGTAGCGGAACCTGACCCCCAGACAAGTCGCCCACCAGCCTCTACCTTGATGCGGTCGTTGGTATCCCCGTCTACGGAAACAGCAAGACCATCAGAGGATGCCGACGTTAAATTACGAATTGTTACTGGAGTAACGAACTTCTGAGCCACGACTCAGGTTCCTTTCTACGCCCCCTCAGGGGCTATGTCATTATGCCGATGTTACAACGATACGGTAGTCACCTGAAGTAATACTGCTACCATTCAGAGTCACTGTTACTGCATTGGTGGTACCGCGTGCTACGTCACCGACAACCGTTGCCCCAGTGCTGGTGTCGAACACCTGTACGATGACATCCTTGGTACCGAAGTTGTGGGTAACCGTCGTCGTGCTGGTTGAGCCGGATGAAGCGGCGCAGTCCTGAGCAGCGATACGAGCAAGAGTAGAAGTGCTCGTGGTTGGGGTGCCCGTAGAAACACCGAGATTCGTACGGGCATTGGTCTCGGTGCTTGCACCAGTACCACCATCAACGACAGCGATATCTGAAGTAAGACCGCTGACCGTACCGCCTTCGACGTTGGCAACGAGAGTACCGATTGTGTAACCGGTAGCCGCTGTGTCAACAGTAGTAGTGGGGGCCGTTTGCGAGTCAACGAACAGTTTGAATTTGCCGCTGTCGTCAGCGTCGCGGAACAGACCGGCGTACAGGTCCTGCGAACCAGAAGTGTCATAAAGGCCGTAGAAACCGATGTCGACAGCGTCGGTAGTGTCGTTGTTGCTACCGAGAATGATGAGCGGGTCTTCGACGGTCAGAGTGGCGGTATCGACAGTGGTCGACGTACCAGTTACCGTCAAGTTACCGCTAACAGTAAGATCGTTTGTAACCGTAAGGTCATTACCGATGATGACGTCGTTAGGTAGGCCAACAGTGACCGCTCCAGTAGAAGCGCTGACCTCAACCTCATTAGCGGTTCCGGTCAGTGATGAAACAGTGTTACTGCTGAGGTCGCTAACCTGCGAAGACAGGATGCTGATGGAAGTTTGTCCAGCAGCAGTTAGGCGACCTTGCTGGTCTACCGTGAACGTGGAAACAGTGTCAGCCGCACCATACGAACCGACAGTGACTGCGGTGTCATCTAGGTCGATAGTAACGGTGTCGCTGGCGACGGTGGCAGTAATGCCGGTGTCTCCAGCAAATGTCAGGGTGTCTGTTGCGAGGGCAACGCTGTCTGAGGTCGCCCCGTCACCAGCGATAGACAACGTAGTAGTAATGCTGGCTGTGCTAGCCGCAGTAATCTGACCCTGAGCGTTGATAGTCAACACAGGAATGGCAGTGGAACTACCATAGGCTGCTGCGGTGACACCAGTAGTGTCGATGTTGAGGGTTACCGTTCCAGAAGTACCCCCACCAGCAAGACCTGTACCAGCGGTAACTCCTGAGATGTCACCTTCAGTAAGGTCATCCCAACTGGTGCCGTTGTACACCTTGATATGGTTAAGGCTCCCATTTGTATCAAAATACAATTGTCCGGCGATAGGAGCACCGGGGGCGGACGCCAGATTCTGAACGACTGCATTTTGCAACTCGTTCTGATTGAGATCTAAGTTTGTCAAGTACTTCTGGGCCATGACGGCTCCTTATGTTAAGTATGCGTACCCAGAGAAAGCCCCTGAGAACTCAATGCGAACGGTCTCGTTGTCTACGTATGTTACCTCACCTACTACTACCGAATTAGCGCTATCGACTACTGTGACTGAAGGTTTTCCTCCCAATTCGTGGGTAATTGTCCACGTAGCAGCGGGGGATGTCTGCGTATGCGTATGACGTAATGTGAACTGACTGAAACGTCCGGTCGGGTCAGTAGGCCATACACCGCCTACCTTGGGGCCATAAACAGCGCTGTTATCGTCTAAGTTGATGTAGAAGTCACCGTCAACGCCGACATCACTTGTGGGTAGACCATTTCCAGATAGGAAGATCGTACCGCGAGCACCCTGTACTCCGGTGCTACTGACTTCTACCGTAGTGTCCGCAGAGGTGACCTCTAGGACGTTGGTAGTCTCGTCAACTACAACTTGGTTAGTATCGCCATAAACCTCAACATTGCTCATATTCTAAATACGTCCGGCCTTATGACGAACGCCCCCATGAGCAAACGTGTGACCTCCCCAGAAGGGGACGTCAACTCCAGTGTGTAGGTGTATTGGCCTGCATTGATATCCATATCAGAAGCACTTACAGACATAGTGATAGTTCCGGCAGCACCGCCAAGAGTAATGCGACCGTTTGTGGTGCTGAGGGTCAATACGACGTTAGTAGCAGTAGTCTTCTCACGGATGACCAATTCAGCGGTGTACCCGGAAAGGTTGATTAAGTTTTGATTGGCGTCTTTCCACTTGATGACTTGAGTGAAGGTGGCACCCTTGTCAGCAGTGAAACCATAGGTTGCCGCAAGCGAAGTCATCCTACATCTCCTCTACGAACCGGAAAGGGCGGGGGCGCTTGGCCCCCGCCCTTTATCCAGTATCTCAATTGACGGGTCTATCAGGCGATGGAGCCGCCGTAGGTGTTGAGGATGACGCGAGATTCGGCGGTAATCATGCCGAAGCCCCAGATGGCGTACCACGCCAAGCCGTGCTCACGACCGAAGTCGATCACACCACCGTCACGCAACTCAACCGGGAGGCTGATGGCGTGACCAAAGGCGTTGTCACCAATCATGATGGCGTTGTACGAATCGGTGTGAGTGTCGCCACCAACACCAGCGTCAGGAAGGCCAGCAGCGATTTCGCTGGTGTCCAGACCCTGCGTGACCTGCGTGGTCTCAATGAACACGACGTCGTAGATACGACCGATTTCACCGAGCATGAAGTTACCGGGGGCGGCGTACTTCGTGACTTCAATGAACTCTGGCCAATCGCGCAGTGCGCGGCTCTGTGACGGGTGAACGAAGCAGACGTAGGTGTCGCCCAAGCGCGGGATGTTCTGTCCAGCGAGGACCTCAACTGCGTCCTTAACGGTAGCAGGCGAGAGGTATCCCGGCGAAGCGGCGGTACCGACCGTGCCCGGATCGTACGGGCTGATCTGCGTACGGCTTGAACCCGAGGTACGACCAAAGACGACGCTAGGAGCGACGGCTGAGCCACCACCGAACGGAACTGCGTTCTGGTAGAGGGTGTTGCGTGCCTGTGTGTCCATGGACTGCGCCATGTGACGACCGAGGAGACGTGAAGCCGAAGCCATGACGTCGTCAAATGCTGCGTTGAGGAGGAGTTCGGTAACTGCAACAGCCTTACCGTGTTCCTTAACGGTGATCTGAATCTGTGAAGCGGTGAGCGACACAGGCTCCATACGCACACCTTCAGTCAACTCAGAACCAGTCTGGTCGACATCAAGGTTGTTGTAACGCATGAAGTTGATGGTCAGACCGGGCTGAACACCGAGTTCCGTCTTCTTAACAGCGAACTGCTCGAAGCGGAGAACTGGCATTGCTTGGAAAAGGATTTCCTTGCTCCAGATCTGTTGAATTGCTGGGGAGAGTGTAGCGTCACTTGAGTAACCGGTCGTGGTAATTGAACCAAGATCGGCACCGGTAATCGCACCACCTGCTGGGGATGGAAGGGCCATTGTGTTATCCTCCGTGGGATATTAGGTTGATGGTTAAGTTTTATCGACCTCTAAATGAGGTTGATGCCAAGAGCCGGTCTCGGACTTGTGCGTACTGATCCATCGTCATCCCGGCAATATCTGCCGAAGTGTAGGTTTGCTGCTCCGTCATATTCTCCAGTGGCCCAGATGGGGTTGATCCCGTTGCGGGGACTCCCCGCAGACGCTGCTGTTGAGGCATCGCCTGCTGGATATTCTCCAGAATAGCAGATGTTCTGGTTTTTACAGCCGAAATTGCGCTTTCAATCTCTTCTTCTGAGTTTCCTCGGATGAAGTCAAGCAACTCTGGCATGACATTGTCTTGCTCTTCTGCGATGCGGCGGGACTTGAACGACTCCAACTCCTGAAAGCGGCGCTCCTGCTCAAGCACTGCCTTCTGAGCCTCAGATTCCTGCTGGAGAGCGTTGAACTTCTCTTCCCATTCCTGCTGGGCAGTGTTGATGCGCTGTTGGAACTCGTCCTCTTTCTTCATGAGGAGTTCCTTGGCTGACATCTCTTCTTCCTCACGGAGACGTCGCTCTTCTGCCTCACGGGCAACGACTTCTTCAGCGAGGCGCTTCTGCTCTTCGCGCTCATGGTTAAAGATTTCAACTTGATCCTGCAACTTGGAAATCTTGTCGTACAACTTGTCCTTTTCCTGACGACGAATGGCCTCTACCTCATCCTGCGAGAACATGCGAGTATTCGCTTCACGCTGAGTGGCGGGGGCTACTTCCTCAGGAGCGGCCTGCTGTACAGGGGTATCAATGGTGACAGAATCACCAGTCATTTCTTCTGACATTATTTCTACCTCAATGGTCGTGCTTATATGGCTTAAATAGATTCCGTGTTATTAGTCCGAATCAGGCACACGTCGTTGAGCCAAGTTGGCTCCGTATGCCCTCTGCACCAGTTGATTTACTGCGTCGCCGGAAGGGGCTACCCCCGGCATTACTCCCGATCCCTCTTGTGCGGAACCGGTAGAAGTTACATCCGACCCACCTGCGCTGGTGACGCCACCTTCGCCTGCGGGCTGTGCTCCTTCTGGTGATACCATACCAGTAAGAGCCATAACGGATGCGGATATCTGTGCGTTGAGAAGTTCCAGAGCGCCCTGATCCATAGCGTCGTCGCGCAACTCCTCAAAGACCTCGGCCATCTTCTCGTTCGGGAACTCCTCGCCCAATGCCCTTAGAGCACCACGCTTGGATTCCAGACCCATAGCCATCTTGGCCTGCAACTCGTTCAACTTAATCAACTGGTCGACCGGCAGTGGGTCAGGCCAGTGAATAGCCGTACGGTACGTCATCGGGTCACGGGGATCTAGAATCTGCATCTGATCCGGCTCGGGGAACGTAGCCTCAGCGGGGTTCCACTGAAGTGACTCCGGCTCGTGTACGGCCTGTGTGCGAATAATGAGTTCGTTCAGTTGAACGAGACCCTTAGTAAAGTGTGTCCGCTTCATATGATAGCGGTTCATCATTGGCTGATATTGAATGGCGAGGGCGACGCCTGATGTGTTAGAGATCGGCTGGGTCTTACCTAGCGCGGATTCCGGTACGCCGGTAATTTCGTGCATCGCCTGCTTGATGATCTGCACGTACTCCATAGCGCCAGCCATCTCGCCACGTGATTCAAGGTTGAACACACGGGCGTCCTTAGGCAGACCTGCCCAGACTTTCTTCGCCCCGCGCTCCAACTGAGAAGCCTTAGCACCTGTAATGATTGTGACGGGGGCGCTGTGGTAGTTGATGATGTCCGACACTTCGGTCATCTTTTCGTTCAACTCACGGTTCAGCGGGATAATGTCCCAGATATCAGACTGTCCCCAAGGTGACGAGGAGATACTGACGTTAGGGATATGGATAACAGGTACCTTACCGATGGGGTTTTCGTACTGGTCAATCAACTCGTCGTTGATGTACTGCTCAACTGTTTCATCGGTAAGGATCTCAGTGAACGTGTATACCTGTCGGGTACCTTCAGGGCTGGTGCCCCAGAACCTGTACTTCAACTTGAACCGGAGAATACGGTCTCTGTCGTGTGGGTGGTACTCGGGGAAACAGTGAGCCGGGTTCAGTGGGATCAAACGTGTCTTACCCGAGTGGATAACGCCTAGCGTGTCTTCCCAAGGCTCTTCGTACGCAACTTTGACAAAGCAGTCACCGGTAATACCAGCCAACTGCCCCATCTCCCAGAGAACCTTCTGTTTGTCGTTGTCAACTTCCCAAACCTTCTGAAGCACGTGGGGAATAATGGCCCCAGTCGCCTCTGGGGTCTTGAACTGGACGCCACGACCAAAGCAGAAGTTTGTGATGTAGTCCGACATGGTGCGGACGTAATTCAAGTAGATGTTCTGCTCACCCATCTCACGGCGGTGAGACCAGTGGTGACCGAGATACCACGCCCATGCTGCTGAGTAACGGTTTAGGCGAGGGCCATGGATTTCAAACTCTTCGTCGGCCAGTTCAACCAAGCCAAGGGGCGAGATAGCGACGGTAAGGTCGCTGGAACTAGCCCTATAACTTGGAGACCAAAAATCAACTGGCACTATGTGCTCCCGTCAGACGTACGTACACTAAACAGGATAGCAGATTACTTTCCGCTCTTCTTCTTCTTTGCGGCGTTCATGTTGTCAACAAGATTCGGGTAAGGACGACCCGCTTTCTTGGCAGAAGCCTTAGCCTTGGCCTTCTGCGAGGGCGTCAACTTCTTGTCGGACTTTGTTGGGTCTTTCTTGTCCCAGACCTTTTTCTCTGCCATTACTTCTTTCCTCTATTACGAGCACGGTTAGTGCTGGGGTCCTCTGCGACGAGTTTCCCACTCTTGGTGTGGGACATATCTTTCTTCGCTACTGGTTTCTTGCTGTTCTTGTCGTTGGGGCCGTCGATACCACGGTCACGACGCTCAGAACGACGTTCGACCTTCTTGTCCTTGACGGACTGCTTCTGGTCGTAGTCCTTCTGGTACTCGGCTTTCTTCTTCCGAGCGTCAGGATTGTCTTGGTAATACTTGGCTGTTTTACGGGGGGCCATCACCACTTCTCCTTGTCAGCCCAATAGGCGGCTGACATCTTGCCCTTTTTGATATTGGCACTGTGGCGAGCCTTAAATGAGGCACGTTTCTTCTTCATGGCCTCTGACTCGCCCGCCTTAGGCTTACCGGCGGTCTTGGCACCCTGCTCACCAAAGCGAATCAACTTGACTTGATCGCCCTGCTTAGCCAACACTGCGTGCGACTTGGTGGGGTGGCCGGGGGTCTTCTTGGGCTTGTTGTAGCCCTCGAAATTAATACCGCCTCGGGTGTACTTAGGTTTCTTATCTTCTGCCATGACTTACTCCTAGATAGGCTTGTCGTCTACTTTACCAACAGACTTGGACACCCTAGAGTACCCATTACACTTCTTACACTGAATAATTTGGTACGTAGCCGTCGGTGTGTGGGCGAACCCTCTCTTTACTACGTCTGTGTGCCCGCAACGAGGGCAAGCGTTAGGGTCGCCACCGTATAGACCACGGTGTGGGTGGTTCTTGATCCACGGTAGTAGGCGCTCGTAAACCTTCTCTGTAAGTACAACGTCCTGCATGTTGTACTTCTTCATAGTAGACCAAGCCTTGTGGTCTCCCTTCATACAACGCACCCACAGGTCAAACCCATCATGCTGAAGTTTGGAACCGATGCCCAACTCTGTGGAGACATGTTGTAACTTGTTGCTGGTGAAGCGGAAGCGTTGCTTAACCACGTTCATCAAGTCAATGTCTGTATAAGGACTCGGTGGTGGATATCCCGCCAATACGAACTCCCTATTCAAGTGCTTCATGTCAAACGCCTTGCTGTTGTACCCAACGACAGCATCCGCTTCGTCTAGCAGTTCCCACGCCTGTCTAACCATGTCGTCATGACCGTCGTGATGGTCAGAAGCGAAGTACACCTTCTTCTCTCCGTGCCACTTAGCGGCCCATGAGATGACGGTGCCAAACTCCTCAACTTGATTGAGTCCGACGTTCTGATCCCACAGTCCCCAGACGTAAGCCAGACTGGGGCGTGTCTCAATGTCTATAGTGAGTATCTTTATGCCCAAGTGGGTACCTCCTTGTGGCACGTGTCACGTTACTGTAGCATACACCCATGAGTCAAGAAGAATGGGTACGTGTCAGAAAAACGGACTGGGACACCATTGTTGAAGCCGTGCTGCACTTTAGCGAAGAAGTCGACATGGACACCATTGAAGAGACCTTGGTGCTGATGGAAGACGCTTGGGATATAGTCAGAACGTACCTGTGATTAACCGAGTAGATGAGGATTTAGGTTGCCTCGGCTATCCGTGTAGCGCTGTCCCTCTCTCTTAGGACCTTGCTTGGCAACACCGCCGCCGCGCTCCAACCATTTACCTCCGACCCACAAGACCGCCTGCATGTCATGGGGGAGGATGTCAGTGAACCGGTCGTCACGTCTACCGGCAGAGCGGCCAGCAGCACGAGTGATATCTTCCATGACCTCGTACCGTGTGGGCTTACCATCCTTAGTAGCGGCACTGCTAATGCCTCGGTTGTAGTCAGTCCAACTACGCATCTTGTTCACAATGATGTCGTGATGGCGACCGTCTACAGTTACACCGGTATCACGTCCCGGTTCTGCAATGTTCAAGGCGAAGTGGTGCGTTTTGGGAGCGGTTTTAATTGGAAGAACGTCATGCCACTGCTCACCGGCCATGATCCTCTGTGCCTTCAGCAGGTTTCGGTCACCCTGAACGGACATAGAAGGAGCGACCTCACGAAGCATTGAACGTGCCTCTTCGGTACGGTTCTTTTGCCCAGTACTGTGCCTCAAGATATCCCAATGCTCTTTGGTCATACCCTGCAACTCACCTAAAGCCTTGATGTTTTTACCTTCAAAATCCATGGAAGGTGAAACAGCAGCAACGACTCCTGCGGCTTGGTGGATATCCTTGATTTTGTGTCCCTCAGCCGTTTCAGAGCCAATGAACTTAGCGCTTGCCTCATGGACTTTTGGATACCATTGCTTACCCTCTTCCACTAAGTGGTCGGGAAGAGTCATACCCATGTTTGCTAACCGGCGAGCGGTAGCGGACACTCGCTGACGGTGTGCTGGTGCGGTAAAGTCAGACTTCTTAGTGGGTATGTTAAAATCTGGCATTATTCCCCGCCTTTGATCTGCTTCCATACGGGGTCGACACCCCTACCGCCACGGCTAGACGCCCAAGAAGCATCAAACAAGTCAGGATTGCGTCCAGACTGGGGCGCACCTTCTTGGTAGTAGGGATAAGACATATCCCCCGAGTACTCGCCCTTCTTAATAACGGCGACTGCTTCTTGGTTACGTTCTGCGGCGGCGAGTCGACCTGCATAACGAGATGCTGGGTTGCGGGTGCTGTATGCCTCCGACGCATCGAACGACTGTCGTGGTGGTTCCGAGCCTTGCCAACCACCTAGATACACATTCGGCTCGCTCAACACTGGGGCAACATCTGCTCTGCTGGCGAAAGAACGAATGTCGGTGTCGGTCATGGCTGGTTCGGGATCAAAGTCACCGCTAACGCCCTTGTAACCACCAACCATGTAGGCGTCGCCCTTGGGGCCGCTACCAGCACCGGGACCGGCTACCTTGCGAGAAAACCCACCTTGTGCGAGTTCCTCGCCTAGCCCAATAAACTCTTCTGGGTTCAATTTCATGGTGGCTATCTCCTACAGTTCTCAGCAAATTCTTGAAAGCAGTACCGTCGTGAATACCGCGCAATGGCGTAGGGAGCGACGGGGAGCGGGATTTGCTCGGTACCTGTCAAGTGCTCACCTACGCCATCGACGGCGACATCAGTTCCTACCGCATCTCCCGATGCGGCAACATCTCCACCTGATGGAGCGGCAGTTGCGCCGCCCTCCATCAGCCGTCGACGCGGACTGGGTTCGGACGGTTCATGTGCATACCTGAGTTTTGAGCCGTCTCAAAGGTAGGCACGCCATCACCAGCAGTAGCACCAGTGACGAAGTCCGAGAGCACGCCGGGTGCCTCAATCCATGAAGCAGAACCGACATGAGCGCGCTCACGCATGGTCTGCTCGGCTGGCTTGTACAGAGCGCCAGCGTTCGGATGGTTCATACGGCTCGGAGCCGGAGAGGTGTCGGCGTAAGCGCCTTGACCAAAGTCCATCGTCACATCTGTCTCGGTAGCAACGCCCTCTTCAAAGCGAAGTGGCCCACGGTTACCGGGGATGCTCGGTGCCATAGTGCGCTCAAAGACGTTACGCATTGCCTCAGGATATGGGTTCTGAGGGGCGACAGTCGGGTTCATGTCCATAAGTAACTCCTCCATAGGGGTTCGTATGAAAGCCATAGTACCACTACGTATTTATTGGGTAGCCCGTTTTAGCCCTTATTCAAAGAACGGATTTTCGTAAACGCTAACCGTGGGCATAACATCCGCAACGGTAAGAGAGCAAGCAATAGCCAAAGAGTCGGGATAGTCGTCAAATGCCCCGCGCTCGTCTGGAGCGGCGGCGAGCATGTAAGGACCACGGTTGACTTTTTCAAGTTCGGACATTTGTTGGTTGAACTTTCGCCAGCGCTTAGTGCGGCGGGCCTTACTATGGCCGGGGACAATCAACTGCTCACGCTGAATCAACTGGGTCAAATGAGTCCAGCGTTCATTCTGTGCTTTTGCATCTGAGGACACGGCCATAACCTCAATCTGTGGCATAAGAATCTGTAGACGCTCTGCTACGGCACCACCGACACCTTGAGCGTCAACACCAACCCTGTACACGTCATAGTTCCGTAGGAAGTCGATGATCTCAAAGTACTGCGACTCCCATTCCACATTATTGATTTCATGCCAGTTGAGTACGCGGTGCTCGTAGAAACCAAAAGGGTCTGGGTGATCCCAGTCAACCCACACCGGTGTAATTACAGTACTGTCGTTTGTACGGGCCACGTCGATACCGACCACGATAGGGGTTTTCCACCACTCTGATACGAGTGGCATACCGGGGTCATACAGCCGATCCAAGCGCTCTTCAGAAACGAACATTCCTTTTTCAAGCATCCATCGGTTGCAATAAGACATCTGGAACTCGTCAGAATCCTCACCGATACGTAACTTCTCTTTGGAAATGAAGTCGGAGTAGTTCTTGTTGTACTTAGCGGCTGTTCGCCAGTCGTACTCATGGTGGTGAATTTTGTGAGTACGGCTGTTGATATCTCGGCGCTTGTTGTACTGAATAGCGTTGTAGAAGTACGACTTGTACCGCTGGGCTGTGCCACCTAGAACGATGCTACCGTTGTTCCACGCGAGCATCGGCTTGATCGACTTAGCGATCATGGTCTCGTCGGCTTCCTGCGCCTCGTCAATGAAAGCGAAGTGATACGTCTTTGACTCAATCTTGGCCTTCGGGTTACAGGTCTGCATACGGCATAGGGAGCCAGACTTTTTCAGGGTGATGATCTTACCCTTACCACGGGTACCGCCAGCAGTGGCCTTGTCGTCAATTTCTGGGTCTAGGAGGAACTCGGTTGCGTGCTCGCTAGTCAACTTAGTTACCACACGACCAAACACGGTTTCTGCCTGATCTTCGGTGGGGGCGAAGACTCCGACCCAGAAGCCTTTCTCAAACTTCTTCAACCACGTCGGGTAGACATTTGCCAATCTAGGCAAGATCACCATCAAACCAGCGATGATGTTAGAAATAACTTCAGACTTACCTGACTGACGAGTGGCAATGAGTGTCTTTTCCTCACCGTCGCCCAAAACGATCGACTCAACAATACTGTGAGCAATAGGTATCTGGTAGGGGAATAACTCGGTGTCACAGAATGTCTGAATGAATACGAGCAACTTGTTGACGAGATCATCAACGAACTCTGCCGTGGTCTCGTCTAGTTCAACGTCAAGTTCTTCAAGAGCATCTGCGTACTCAAGATTGGCTTCTTCGTCTTGCTGCTCAGCAACAGTATCCATCGCTAAAAGAATATCATACGGATAAGCGCGACTCTATTACAGACCATAGCGCCACTAAAGCATCTACACACAGTGTCACATCTTCGGAGGGACCGTTGTTATGACGCCAGTCGTCTAACGCACGGTGAAGAGATATTGCGATGGAGTCCATGTGCTCGCCAACCGCCGCATCGGGAATGGACTCAGCACGCTGCATGTACCTGATGTCAATTTTCCGCAGGGCTACGTCGTCCATTACCAACTCCTGATCTCTTTAGCGTCGGCGTCCAAGTCACGACCACCCACTTGGTCCAGCAGGCTGTCTGCGCGCCGCAACAAAACACCGACCTGAAAGGTGTACTTAGCGGCCCGGAACTGAATACCCCGTCCTTGCCACCACGGTTCTGCGGTCTGCCGCATGAAGCCAACAGACACCGCTGGGGTACCGGCAGTGGCGTTGTTGCGAGTGATCCAATACAACCTCAAGAACTGGATGTACTGTATGCGGTTCATTGTGTCACGGAACAAGAAATACGCAGCGATTAGGACTGCGCCAAGTACTAGCCATGTAGTCATGTGTATACCTTACCAGCGTGCTCGTAAACCTGCGGGGTCGGGGCTTCCATAACGGTCTCCGTAGAAATACTTCTGCAACTCGTTATCGTCAGCAGGGTGGTAAGAGAATGTGTTGAGAGTTGAGTTGATGTACTGACCCAATGACCCTGAAGTAATGAACTGCTGGTAAACGGGCGGAGGTACATTCTCGTAGACGTAACACAAACCCAAGTTGCGTCCCAACTTGAAGAACTTGACGGCTAACTTTTCTTCATCGTAGTCGTACCTTACGTACTGCACACGTGTAGATGACGGGTACTCGGGGTCAGTGACACCTTGAACTCGCCCCGAACTAACAGCACCTACATCAACTTCTTCAAACTGGCGACTGTAACTCTTGGCAAACTTACCGGTACCTACTTCTCTAAAACGACCTTGTTCGTCCTTATAAACTTCCACTTATCTATCCTTGTCTAGGTGCCACGAGATGTGGTCATCCACCCTTTCGTCAATCTTGTCAATCTTCCCGTCAATCTTTCTTAGCAGTTCGGCATTACTGGCGTGGTCACGGTTGTTCTCCCGCCGTGTCCGCTCAATCAATGTGACGATGACTCCACCGGGAGCGAGAATGGCTACAGCGATACCGATCCACAGTTCCACGTTCATGCACGAGCCACCAGTGCTGTCGTCTGACCATCCGAATCCATGGGGGTCAGATTACCAAATGTCTCTACATTCAGTTTTCCGTAGACAACCAACATCTCCGATAGCGGCGTAGACGTGAGCAGTGCTGAGCGGCTGACAGTGGCGACCATGTCCCAATCGTACTCTCCAGCAGGCAACCACTCGGTGTTCTCTGCTGACATGGTGAGAAGTACAGCCCCTTCAGACGTCACCTCGCTGGGCAGCACGTACACAGTGTCGCCAACTTTGACGGATGCGGATACCTCCGTCGGTACTCGGTTACGGTGGGTGCGGCGGTCTTTGAGAACGACAAGGCGCTCCCAAAGTTCCCCACGATCAACTGTGTAGTCAATCCTAGACTTTCTTGCCATGACGGCCTCCTACAAGAACGGGTGACTCTATTATGCCTGATAGAACGCACGTTCGGGGGCCGATTCCGGTCGTTGAACAATTAGTTCGCAGGGTACTTGACAAGGTTGCTAAACTGGAAACTGATAGAAGGGAAGGGGGATGTTTCCCCCACCGCTTACAGACAGCGACGAGCGTAGCGAGTCGCCCCGTAGGGCAGGCTCCCTATGGTCGCCTGTGACTTCCAGTACAAGGAGTAAATAGATGATTTCTCACGTAAATACCGGCCTCTACATTTTAGGACCGGGGGAAACCGTTCAGGAGGTTTCCAAGAAGGTCTACAACGATGTCCACAGGTACCAAGCCTTGCTGAAAGCGAATCCTGACTGCCGGTGGGAAGTCGGGGACATCATCAAGGTCAACAACGTAAGAGGTCGTACCACAGTTGTCCTAGATGGTGAAACCACCGCAGAACTGATATCACGTGTGTACAAGGGTCACATGGTGCACCAGTTCATCGACAAGTACCTACTGTGGAACGGTGGTAAGTTGGCAGAGGAACTCGTCGGTACCGAAGTTTTTATTCCTGAGCGCTGAAGTCTTCTAAACAGCCGAGCACAGTCACGCTTTGAACCATTCCCGTAGGTATATGGAGAATGTGGTCTAGGTAGACGTCGGCAATACTACGCGCCACAGATACGTGCTCAGGCTTAGTATCAGCAGGTAACAGTATGCCCACAGATATAACCATGTACGGGTCGGGGTCAATTTGATCTCGCTCCACCCACGATGCTGACCCATCGTCGTGAGCGTCGTACCAGACGACAGCGACAATAGAGGTCTTAGGCTCTTTTTGCTTCTTCGTCTTACGCATGTACGTAGATTAGCCTAGACAACAGAAATGGGAGCGGTAATTACCGCTCCCATCCCTTCTACTACCTAGTTTAGTAGCAAATAAACAAATGTCAAGTACCTCGCCGTTCTTTTACCCGAGTCCTCACTGATACACCTCCCCAGAAGCCGTGTCGCTCCATCTCACCGTACTCGCGGCACTGTTTAGTAACTGGGCATCCATTGCAAATGCTTTTAGCCAGTGTTACAGTACTGGTGTCACCACGTTCGGGAAAGAAGATATTGGAATCCATCCCCCTACAAGCAGCGTCTTTAATCCATTCACGCTCTCGGTAGTCGGACAAGAATCCCTCAATTGTGAGTAGGTCGTCGTTGTAATCCACCACTATAGATTAGTGGCTAAAACCCTTAGTTGTCAACGACTAACGCGACCAGATAGGTCGTTGAAGTACTCCGACTTACCGGTGTAATCGCCACCATCGTCCATGCCGCAACCCATAAGATCGACTCGCAAACCCGTTCCAGTGAAGTTGGGGCGAAGGCCCTTCTTGACGGCAGTGCGGCGTCCGTGCTCGATCTGCTCGTAGCCCTTATGGGTTGAAATTGGGCGCTTGTCTTGCATACCGGCCTCCGTAAATAGGTGTACAGAGAAACGGTATCATACCCATATCCATAGGTATGTCAATAAACGGCCTTTTTAGACCCTACCTGTGGATAACTCCTGATATGAGGGTGATATCAGGCCGGAGACACTTCTATGGTGTACTCACCGGGCCGTGGAGCATGTAGAAACTCCACTTCTACTACGTCTTTGGTGACGGTGTTGCTAAAGATCAGTACGTACTGGTTGTTCTGGTCGTAAGCACCGACCTGTACATCTTCAGTCCCAAACAGGTGTGCTACTGAGTACTTTGTGCTGATGCCGTTACCGACGACTTGTGTCTTTCTCATAGTCATAACTTACCTCTTCGTAATCCCACTCGTCAAGGGTGGGGCCTTCTCGTTTACGTGCTGGGATGGTCTGTGCCCGTAGCCGTTGTTCCATGGCGACTCTCGTCTCCTCTTTAGACCAGCGACTACGGACACGTCTCATCACTTAACGGGGCAAGCGCCCCCGGCGCACTCACCGAAGTCCACATCCTCAGACACTGAAGTCTGTACCAGCGGAACATCGAAGTCAATTGATGAAAGCATCTTGTTGTAAGTCTCCTCGTCACATTCCTCGTACGGAGCGAGCGGGAAGTTGTGGTCGCTGTGCAGGAGGAACGACACCGACTTCAAGCCCTTGTCGTAGTTTTTGCTCAGCCACTCCTTAATGGAGTCCAACTCATCCATGCGGTAGTAGACGGTGACAGACACGGCGTTGTCGGCCCACTCTGTCTGCATCTTCTTGACCCATTCCATCTGCTCTACAGCGGTCATTTCCTTGGCGAGGGTAGAACCCTCAGGGGACTCGCACGGGAACTCAACGACGTAACTGGAACGGTCTTCACGACCATCAAGGCCACGGTCGAACTGGATCTTGTAGCCACGACGACGACAAGCGTCCACCAACGGGTCAGTTGACCGGAAGCGGACACGACGGATGTAGTGACGTGCGTACGCTGGGTGAACACCCGGAGTCACGCCCGGAAGCAGAGCCAACGTCCCCGACGGTTGCACCGTGGTGAGGCGGACACTGACAGGGAGATCGTTCTCATTGGAGTACTGCTCGTCAAAGTCCCTCAGGTACTCGTAGGTGGGGGAGAGCCATGACAATTGCTCCTCGTTGCACTGAAGGATGCCTGTCACGCTTTGTCCAAGTCGTGCGTTCTTGTTAACGATCTTCGTCGTCTTTTCGTACGGATACTCAAGACGGGTGATGTTCTTCTGCGTCAGGTACAGCAACCGGCTGATCTCCATCATCTGCTCCATCGACTCAATGTTCGGGAGGAAGATGGTGGCAAGGTTGCATGACTCCCCGTCGCCAAGAGCAATCTCGGCGCATGGGTTGTAGCCCTCAATGCTGTTGTCAGCCTTGCGCTCTCCGAGTCGTCCGTACTGGCGAGCCAACTTGCGGTTCAAGAGACCGTATGGTTCACCAGACCCGTCGTAGCCCTTCCAGAGTTCTGGCATGATCTCTTCGTACGAGTCTGCGTAGATACTGTTGTTGGAGTTTGAACGCCATGCGGGGACGTTGCCGCTACCCCAGTTCTTAGCACGGAGGAAGAGGACGTCGTCTGGGTCGCCAATAGCGATCTGTGCAGAGCGTCGGCTAGATCCTGACACGACTACGCGCCCGATGATGTTGCAGATGTCCAACACGTCGATGGAGCGCAACTTCTTACCAACACGACCATCCATCACCTTGCAGATGTCTTCGACACCGTCGATGAGAGCCTGCGGTCCAGATGCAGTACCACCGAAGGTCTTGAGTGGTGCGCCGAACTCACGGATGAGAGCAGTGCTGTAAGTGAACGGCTTGCCGGTATCGAAGTACGACTTCAACACTGAGTGAAGCAAGCGGCTCCAACCCTTGCGGCTGTCGGGGACGATGATGTCAGCATCGTGAGTCTTTTCGTGTGTGATGCTGACTCCAGACTTGATCTTCGGAAGGTCGTGGATCTTGGAGCGTTCAACAGAGAAGCCAACGCCCCCACCAAGCATGAGCATGTCGAAGAGGAACTCAAAGTCTTCGATCTTCTCAATATTGACGAAGTAACAGTTGTTCAACGATGCACCGTTCAACTGTTGGACCAGAGGAGTACCCAACTGCCAGAGCGCACGACCGCTCATAGAGCAACGCAGGTTAAACATGTGGTCGAACAACTTCTCTGCCTCTTCCTGCGTGTACGGGGCACCGATTTCAATGGCACCATTGATTACCCGCTGGATGGTCTCAGGCCACGTCTCGTTCTCGCCGTTGTCCTTCTTACGACTGTAAGTGCGGAGAAACACGACTTCGCCCATTCCACCAAAACCCCATGGTGGTGTAAGACCGTTGTACAGGGACACGTAATCATCATCAATATAGGCCATCGGCACTCCTTAGATACAGAAACCCCCTCCGAGTGAGGGGGGATTTGACCATCCTAGCGCAACGTGTCAAGGAGGTGTCTTACTACCGCTTGTGCTTTTCAGTCACAATTTGATGCCGACGACACAACATTGTGTGTCAACGTACGAAGTGACCGGCCATGCTCCTAGTTTGGACCTGTTGACTGGTACTGCTTCGATAGCACCTATGCCTGCGTGTACTGCTACGTCGAATACCCGTTGTTCATAACAGTTCCACTGATGACGCGCACCGTCCCACTCACCAGCGGGTTGGAATGAGGTGTGGTTTTCTAACGCCCCCATTACGTCGTCCCAACTAAGTTGGTCATGCTTCCACTTGGCTACGGACTTTCTTATGTCAGGGCCGACGATGGCTATCTCTGCTCCCACCTCGCAGATGTCTAGAACCTGCTGTAGGAAGTCAGGCACGAGTTCCCACTGGATGTGCTCAAGCACGTGCCCCATGTAAACCTTTGTGGCACCGGTCAGGCCCCAAGTCTCCGGCCAGATACTCGGCACAACTACATCAGGCTCAATATGGCCTTCGATACGAACAACATCAAGGTTGACCCACGGACTAGGTGCTCGGAATGGTCCGCAACCAATGTTGATCTGCATAGGAGTATCTTACTCTTCCTTAGGAAGCACGACGACTACCCATGCCAGTTGGGTCAGTTATGAGCACACTTTCATTTTTCCCGTGGTTGCCCGTCATGAGAGGCAAGGAGGCAATAGAGACACTTTCATTTCGTGAGTGGTGCCCGTCAGGGTAAGTATGAGCGACTTTCATGGAGACGTTTTCTGCACCATTCATCCATACAGGGCTTTCATTCCGGTACCCGATGCCCGTCAGCATCCTTATAAGGACAAGTTATTTACAGATCTTCATTGGGAGGGCTAACCCCAATGATGTAACAGTAGGCCAGCACAAGGTTGGCCTCTTATCAGACAGGATAAACCTATGTCAAACACAGAATACAACCAGACCATTGCCGAGATCTTCGAGGACTTGGAGATGTACATCACAACCGCCAAGAACTACCTCAAGGTGTCTCTTGGCCATGAGTTCAACACCGGCGCAGTAGATGGGTACACCAGTGCCGTCAGTGCCCTGAAGTCCTTAGAAGAACTGAAGGACCGGTGTACTGAAGTCATAACCGTGTCCAAGGAAAACGCCGGGGCGGAGCGGCTGCTGCGTATCATCACAGAGGAAAGCGTGAAAGAAGACATCAAGAAGTACAAGCGGCTGGTTGAACAGTACCGTAAGGGTGTTCCTTACCACGTTGCCATCAACTCACTTCTTGATGGCGAAGTTGATCCTGAATACGATCACGACGCCATTCTCCGCAGCATCGAACGTGAAGAGGCAGGCGTAGAGTAACAACCTAAAAGGGGGGACCCTATTCTTGGGGTCCCCCTTCTTTAGGAAGCACGACAACAACCCACGAGCGGGTTCCGTCTGGATTCTCTCGCCAGTATCCTCGTGTCTTAGCCATTTGGACTCCAGTTCTTGAAGTTAGAGGGCACATCGTCTAGCGCTTCAGTAACCCGGAAACCGCTAGATGATGTACGTTGGGTTGTGTGGATGTCTGGGGTCTCGGTCTCCCCGATGGGTTCAACCTTGTACACCTTCCCAAACAGTCGCCCCTGATCGGCCTTCTTGTACCCAATAGCAGCCTGCTTCTCTGCTACTGAGCGGTCGGTTGTAGCGTAAGCCACACCACCACCACCACGGGGTTCTATAACGTCCCCGACTTTGAGGTCGATAGCACCACTACCGTGATACAGGGAAAACTGTGGTCCTAAAGTCATGGCGTCAGTCTACGATAAACCCAAGTCTGGGAACCACTAAATGGCCGTCTGCATCATCAAAGTCAGGTTCATACCCTTCAATTACGTCGTCTGCCCATACTGGGACGATTCTGTGCGCCCCATCGGGGTCAGGAGACGGCCTCAGATGTACTTCGATCACCTTTTTGCCAATAAATTCGACGTTGATTAACCCAACATCGCCCAGTTCCCGCAGTTTGTACATACGAGGCGCGTCGGCCAACGGTTTTTTCTCCCACTTACTGAACCGCGACAGATTTTCAGCGCTATTGAACCCCTCCCACACTAAGGTAGCACGCCATTCACCCTCCCAGCGCTTACTCCACTCGTAGGTAACGCTCAGATGCGGCCCCTCTAACCACTCCGACCAGAAGTATCCCGGCTCTACTGACCGGATATCGCCCTCTTCGATCCACTGCTTGCGTGCCCCGATGCCCATACCGGACAGGTTCATCACTGGACGTACGCAGTACCATCCACTCACTGGTGGTGCAACGCCCCCCGGCCCAGAGATAACACCAAATAGACGAGATACAAAGAGTTTATTGAAGAACTGATGATGCTGTGGGTACTTTTTCCATGCTTCAGCGTCAGTCATTGAGGATCAGATTACTATCTCAGCACTCGTTAGGGGGCCGAATTGACCAATCTAGGGGCTACTGACGCTTGCGTACGTAAAAGTACCCGCCGTCTTGGTCTGCGTGTAGCGGACGTGCTCCTGCTAGGTTAACGTCGACAACAGAACTACGAGGACCATACCTCATGGCATCTTTGATTGTGTGAGTTACCCAAATGCCTTCGTGGTCGCCTAAATGAGAGACATCAGGGAACTCATTTCCCTTATCAAGTTCTTCTCGTGCATGATCCTGTACACCCCACCACTTGCTGTGATCGGTGCGGTACCCTACCTCTTTAGATTTGAACTGCGGTCCAAGGGCCATCAGTCCTCCCGGTTGTTCGCAATAAAGTTTTCTCGCTCATCACCGGTCAACATGGCACCAAAGTACGCCGTCCTTGGCACGGTAGTCTCGTGGATCTGTCCGCCACGACGCACCCACGAGTGGTTACGCCAGAGACCGTCATCTGATGAGGCATACCCGGACCACAACTCCGTATCGGGTTCACGTGCGGCACAGTTGGCGCTGTTGCCGTGACACCTGCTCATTTCTCCGGGCATCGGTACCGACTGTCCACCGTGAAGAACGCCACGAGAAACGAGTCGACGGTTAAACGCCGCTTCGCCCGCCGCCGGAACTAGCAGGGACTGCTCGTGTCCGGGCAGACCCTGTATATGACGCTCTAATCCGGTGTGCGCTTCGACATCTTCGGCAGGCCAATCTGACATGCGAGTCTGAAAGAACTGTTGTCGGTTGAGTCGGTCTGGTCCGCTGAGCATTGGGCCAATTTACCATACCCATATAGGGGCCATAGCCGCCTTTGTTACGCAAAATGGCTAGGGGCGCGTGATAATTGTCACGACACACAAATGGTTGAGGTGAACGGGCCTATGTGTTTATTGTCACAACGGTGTGGCTATTTCGCGGGGGCCTACATGGGGTCGTTTTTTCGATTATTGGGGGGTGTCATCTACCCCCCTGTGGATAAACTTGTGGACAACTAATGGTGGGGGGGTCTCCCTGTGGATAACTTTACTTGACAAACCTGTCAACCCCTGTTCCACCCTTATTCCATAAGGGTTTCGTGACTTTGCGTTATCCACAACCCCTGTGGACAGTGAATCGAACACCTGTTCGTCAAGGGGTGTCGATGTGACATTTGTCACGCTGAGTTATCCCCAGAACATATGTTCTTGTGGAAATCGCCCCCGCAAACCCTTATTCCACCGTAGATAGGGGGGTCAAACCTGTGGAAAAGCCTGTGGAAGCCAATCTTTAGTGCTAAATGCGTTTGAGCCTTATGCCGTAAGGGTTTCAGCAGTTATCCACTGGTTGTGGGAAACGCGCTGGTAGCCCCCCGATAGCCAGCAAGCACTGCCACACCAGAATCGACCTACGCCGCTCAGCGGGGCTTCTGGGGGGCAATGCGGTGTCAAGTGACATTTGTCACACTTATCGACCTACGTTCGGGCCTACTGTGACATTTGTCACACCAATCACCGCTGTGTGGGTAGGAAACCGAACACTTGTACCCCCCACCCCCAGTTGCTATCACCCTGTGACCTTTGTCACATCCCCTCCCCATACATACATATGTCCTCTCTCCCATGACCTTTGGATTCGGGGGCGACCTTGGGGCGACCGAGGTGTGACAAACGTCACACAAACTTTCTTCCCCGACATGCACGAGTTGCTGGGTCGCCATGGCACCTTGGAACCATGAACACCGGCCAGCACGGTCGGCCTCATACCGCTGGAGTGCACATGACAAAGCGCAAGCGACCTCCCCCAATGACGGGGGCGGGGACAGCACTCCCACTGACTACGAGTCATCACCTCACTGGGTATCCGGTGACGGTGGTGCCTGCGTATGTCTTGCCCACCTACGGGAACGACGGGGGCGGTACAACGAGCGGACAGAACGACGCTCCACATCATTCACATCTGCGTGCAGGACTTCCCCTTGGCTGGGGAGCACTTCGGTGGCCTGCACTCACGACGTACTACAGACCTGCGGAACTCTTACCGCCACCAACCCATCGGATGCCCGAGTGTTGGGGGCGACCACGAGCAACGAGATCGACCACTACGTCCGACAGCAACGGCAACGACGGCATCACCACCGTCCGACTGTTCGTAAAGCACGCAGGCATGAGTCAGTCAGTCCCCTTGGCAGGGGACAAGGTGACGACGACTCAGCACCCTCGCCGGAGGGTGCGCCCACCATTCACTGACGTCAGCCGGTGCATGGTGGGGGCACACTCCGGTGCCCATCCCACAAGCCTGAGGAGGCAACACCATGGAAGCAACCATCTCAATCACCCTCACCGACCAAGAGGCCGAGGACATCCTCGTCACCGCCTTGGAAGGGGGCATCAACTACTGGGCAGACGTCATCTCATCCGGTCGCAACGACGGCGTGCTGATGGCGCACATTCGCCCCACCGAAGGGGACGACTTCGAGCCAATGCTCATCCACCCCGGCCACATCCAGCAGGGCGTCGACCGGCTCTGCGCCAGCGAGTGCCAGTGGCATGTCACTGACCTACTCAACGACAACGCCGACGCCACCACCGCCGACGTCATCGTGCAGTTCGCAGTGCTTGGTGACATCATCTTCGGATGACAGGACGAAACACCCGCAAGGGTGTCACGGGGTGGTAGCCCCGTCTGATGAGTCCATCAGCCCACGAGCCTTAGGAGGCCACCATGCAAGTAACCGTCAACCGCCAGCAACTCGCCCACAACGCCCTGCGCCGTCGTGCCGATGGTATGCGCCGTGAGATCGACGCCTTCATCGACGCCTGCGAGGGCATGGACGTCGATGAGGTGGCCTACGCCATCGTTGACCTTCGTGACGCCTTCGACCGATTCCGCAAGGCCGGTATCAACCTCGTGAAGGAGGCCAACGCATGACCGGCAACCAAGGTCACAAGCCCATCCGACGCCCCATCGACGCCACGGCCTCACGGTTCGTGGCATCGGGGCGTCACCACGCCCAGCACGGAAGCAAACCCACCAAGGAGAAGAAATGAACGCCATGACCAACCGCCAACAGTCCCTCATCCACCGCCTCTGCAATGAGCGGATGGGGGCGCTGACCACCACTCACGCCCACCTGCTCCAGCAGGAGATCGTCACCACTCGTGACGCCTCGCAACTCATCGACGCCCTCATGGCAGTGCCGACTGACCCCGTTGAGGTCGATCAGGCCGAGCAGGGGCGCATTGAGGCTCTCAAGGCCAACGTGCCCAACCTCTCCCCCAAGGACGCCACCTTCGCCCTGTCGCTCATCAACCAGTTCGACAGCAAGGGTCGCCTGAGTGAGAAGCAGTGGCCTCACGTTGACCGCCTCGCACGGCCTCAGGCTGAGGCCAAGTGCGACCCTCAACCGTTGGACATCGTAGACGTCGATGGCGACCACTACCTCGTTGCCCGTAGCCAGCCAGAGCGTGGTGGTCGCTTGTACGCCAAGCGCCTCATCGACGGCAAATGGTCGTACGAGGCCGGTGGCATCGACCGTGCCCGTCAGGGTCATATCCTGACCGGTGACGCTCTCGCAGAGTTCGCCAGCAAGCAAGGCCACACTCACGGTCACTGCGTGTTCTGCGGTCTTGAGTTGACCGACGAGCGTTCAGTCACCGTTGGCTACGGCAAGCACTGTGCCGAGCGACGCTCCTTGCCTTGGGGCTGAGTCATCGACTACCGTCCATATCCCATCAACCCATACCCATACCAACCCGAGCCTCAGGAGGCCACCATGTCCACACTCGCAGACCTACTCGCTGGCAACGCCAGCACCCCGGCGCCATCGACGTTCACTGACGTCACGCCGGTTGACCTCGCCATTCCCCTGATGGACTTCCAGCAGGAGGCAGTAGCCCACGCCCTTCGCCCAGTGCAGGGTTCGCCCTACGCCTACCTCGCACTGGACATGGGTCTCGGCAAGACCCCCTGTGGCATCGCCATCATCGCTTCGTGCCACAAGGCGCAGGGTGGCAAGCACCTCGTCGTGGTGCCTCCGTCGCTCCGCATCAACTGGGAGCGTGAGTTCGCCAAGTTCGCACCGTGGCTCTCAGTCGCCATCCTGACCGGCACCAAGCCATCGGCACTGCCCGATGTCGATGTGCTCATCATCGGTGACAGCACTGTCGCCCACTGGGAGTTGGCTCTCATGGGCAAGGTTGAGTCCCTCGTGGTCGATGAGGCACACCGCCACAAGAACGGCAAGAGCAAGCGTGCCAAGGCACTCGCCAACATCGCCAACACCGTGCGGGGTGCCCGTGTTCTGCTCTCAGGCACGCCGACTCCCAACGGTCGCCACTACGAACTGGCCTCGCAGTTCGACATCCTTGGCAAGCGTGCTTGGAACGACATCGGTGGCGTCGGCACCTTCTGGGGGCGCTTCTGCCCCAAGACCGACGCATGGGGCGGGCGTGGCAACGCTGAGGGCGATGTCCTGCACGCCTTCATGACCGACACCTTCATGATGCGCCGTCGCCGTGATGACGTCATCGACCTCCCCAACAAGGGTCGGTCGGCAGTGTCGATGGAGTGCGCTGGCAAGGCCAGTAAGGACTACATCTCCGCTGAGAATGACCTCATCGCATGGCTCTCCGATCAGGGTCGTGACACCCGTGGCGCTGAGCGTGCCGAAGCCCTCGTCCGCATGAACACTCTCCGACGCCTCGCTGGTGAGGCCAAGGTTCAGGCAGTCGTGGAACACGTCAAGGAACTGCTGGAGGACGGCAACGGCGGTGTGTTCGTCGTCGCTGAGCACAAGGACGTCATGGACAGGCTCATGATGGGTCTCGCTAAGTACGCCCCCGTCAGTGTTCAGGGTGGCATGTCCGACAGTGCCAAGCAGGAGGCAGTCGATGCCTTCTCATCAGGCCAGAGCCGGGTCATGGTCGGCCAGATCATTGCGGCTGGTGTCGGCCTCACGCTCCACGGCAACGGTCTCAACCACCGTGTCGTCGTCGTCCAACTCCCATGGACACCGGCTGACCTCCGTCAGGCAGAAGATCGCCTGCACCGCATCGGTCAGACCAACGACGTCGAAGTCGAAGTGGCACTCGCCCACATCGACGGTCGCTGGACTATCGACGAGCGTCTCTGGACAATGCTGGAGAGCAAGAACTTCGCCACCGGCGAGGTCATCGACGGCTCCGGTGATTACCTGCTGGACAACAGCACCGCTGACGGTGTGTTGGACACCTACCGCTGACAACTGGAGGGGGCGCAAGCCCCCTCCCCTTACCCATACCAAACCCATACCAATCAAGTCCTAAGGAGGACAACTGACATGACCACCACCTACAACCACGAGGCCGTCGAACTTGGTCTCTACATCGACAATGACCACGCCACCTACGAACTCCGGTGGGAGTACTTCGCCACGCTGGACAAGCACTGGCAGAGGGGGCGCTTCTCCAAGGAGCGTGCCCTCGTCCTGCTGGAGCGCTACGTCCAAGAGGGTGCCAAGCGCCACCACGCTGAGCACGGCACCCCCGGCGACAAGTGGTACACGATCTTCACGCCAGTCACACGGCGTGAGGTAGCCGAGGCACTGTTGGACGAATACATCGACCAGCAACAGATTCACTGACGTCGCCGGGGTGCTTGACCAGTGTCACACCCCGATGACATACTCCATTCATACCCAACCCATACCAACACCAATCCCAACCAGCCCAAGGAGGGCAATCATGCAAGTCAAGCACCTACAAGCCGGACTCCAAGTCCACATCATCGACGGGCCGATGCAAGGCTTCACCGCCACCGTCATCGACCCGAACGTCATCCCTGACGGCCAGCCCAACCAGCGCAAGGTCGCTGTCGATATCAACGGTGCCGGTGCCAACGGCTCCAACCTCCGGTCGTACATCCTGCCCCGGCAGTTGGACGTCCAGCCGGTAGCCCCGGCACCTGCCCCGATGCCGGTCGCAGTGCCAACTGCCGACAGCGCTGACCTGACGGTCATCCGTAACGGCGAGGTTGAGGTCGCAGAGCCGATCACTGACCCGATGCACCCAGCGTTCGACTCATGGCGTCCTGACCCTGCCATCGTCAAGGAGTACGTCAGCCGTACCCTTCCCGGTGGCTTGTCCGACATCGACTACCTGCTCCACCTCCGTGACATGCGTGACGACAACGGGTACTCACCCAACGTCGCCTTCGTCGGAGAGACGCAGAGTGGCAAGACCATGCTCGTCCGGGTGCTCGCAGTGCTCAGCGCATTGCGTGACGGTATGCCCAAGCCATACCCCGTCTTTACCCTCAACGGCGAGGTTGGTATCTCGTCGTACGACCTCTTCGGTCAGCCATCCACCGTCGTCATCGACGGTGTGGAGACCATCGTGTGGTGCGAGGGTCTTGTTCCCCTCGCCCTCAAGTGTGGTGGCTTCCTCTACCTAGACGAGTGGAACGCCGTTGCCAGCGGTCAGGCCGTCGCCCTGCACACCGTGCTTGACGACCGTCGTGAGTTCACCAACCGCCAGCGTGCGCTCCCCATCCCCGGTCACCCTCATGGGTTCATGCCGGAGACGGTCAAGGCTCATCCAAACACTTGGATTATCTCCACCATCAACCCCGGCTACAAGGGGACGCAAGCCATGGCAGAAGCCAGCACCAACCGCTTCCGGTGGGTGCCGTGGGACTACGACGACACCGTGGAGGCCACGCTGGTTCCCAGCGCCACCATCCGCTCGTTCGGCAAGGCTCTGCGTGAGGCTCGTGCCCAGCGTGCCCTGACCTTGCCAGTCGGTTCGTCAGCGCTCCGTCGCCTCAACGAGGACTGCGCCACATTCGGTGTGGACAGTGCCATGTGGTCATTCACCGCCATGTTCCCACCTGCGGAGCGTGAGCGTGTGCAGACCATCGCTGAGGACAGGGGCTTCATTGACCTGCTGAAGGCTGAGTACCCCAACCCAGTGTTCGCACCTGTTCAGGACGAGGCTGACCAGCCTGTCGCTGAGGATGCCAACGCCTTCTAACCCTGAGAGGGGGGCGCTACGCCCCCCTCTCCCATACCCCTCTCATACCCATTCCGTATCATCCCAAAGGAGTCATCATGGCTAAGACCAAGAACTACAACAAGCACCTCCGCCCACAGCGTGGGCTGGGTCAGGCAGTCAGCCGTCAGCGCAAGCGTGCTACCGATCAACTCAAGCGTGAGTCTCAGAACCGCCGTGACCGTGAGCGTGCCATGGCTCGTGAGTTGTTAGACCAGCGTCGTCGTCAGAACCCACAACAGCGTGCGGAGCATCTGTGGCGACACAACGTACTCAAGGCCACCATCGACCATCAGACTGCCGTCATGAAGTCGTACGGCATCAACGTGCCAGTCAAGACTTCCTTCTCTTCCATGTTGTGGGGGCGTCAAAAGAGTCTCAAGGCTTGGACAGACCACCAGCAGATTGTCATTCAGTTCCCCGAACATCTGTTGCCGGTTGACCGCACCAACACCGATGCTCTCGTGGACGGCATCGCCACCTTGCGTGGCGTGTTCCAACACGAGTTGGGTCACATCCGGTTCACCACCCCGTTCCTACAACTGGGCTGGGTAGACTTCACTGACGTCCCGATGCGAGAACTGCACTGGCCGTGGAACTGTCTGGAAGATCAGCGCATGGAGTCGGCAGTCGTTGCTGACGTGCCTCGTCTGGCTTCGTACTTCACGACGATGATCGTGGAGCACATCGTCAAGGGCAACGATGCTGACCGCTCGTGGCTCTTGCTCGCCGGTCGGACGTACCTACCCACCATCCTGCGCCAGCAGTCTCGTGACCTCTTCGTAAGCATCTACGGAGAATCGTTGGCACGGCGTTGGGAGTCTGAGGTGCAGACGTACATCGGTGCCAAGTCCCACGACGAACTCCGTGAGTCTGTCATCCGTGCCCATGCTCTTCTGCAAGAGATCAAGGCTGACATGCCGTCGCCATCAGTTGATGAGCACCACGGAGAGACTGGTCAGTCTGACCCCTCTGATAGTGCTACCGATATCGACAACGACGACTTGGAGAAGGACGAGTCGGGTGACAGCACCGGCACTGCCGATGGCACCGGCGATGAGTCAGACGACGAGGGCGCTGGTGCCGGTGAGTCCGGCAACGAGTCAGACGCTGACAGCACCACGTCATCCAGTGACGGCGACGAGTCCAGCGACGGCGACGATGGTCAGTCCACCAGTGCCAACGCCGACGCTGGTGAGTCCGATCAGGATGCTCAAGCGCAGTCATCGGGCAACGGTGCCACCACTGGCTCTCTTGACACGAGCAACATCCGTAGAGAGATGGAGAGCATCATGCGGGAGGCGATAGACGAAGCCATCAACGAGATGCGTGCAGACAGCACCAACAACGAAATCCTCGTTGAGGCTAACGAACTCAGCAATGATACGGGTTCCATTCCATTCCTTACCGGCCACTCAGCACCTATGTCTGCCGATATGCAGGCAGACGCAGAGGCGCTGGCTGTCGGCATGGAGAACGCACTCAATGACTTCGTGTCCGCTAGCCAGCCGGTGTGGATGTCTCATCAGGAGCACGGCATCATCGACCCCATCGCCTTCCGTACCAAGTCGGTCGGTGACATGGACTACCGCCGTGGTCTCACCGGAGACTTCACCGAAGGTCTTGACATCCACGTCTCGCTTCTCTGCGACGCATCGGTGTCGATGGAGTACGAGCCGATGCAGGCTCTGTCCAAGGTCATCTACGCCACCTCCAAGGCGTGCAACAACCTTGGCATCGGCCTGACCACCACGTTGTGGTCATCAGACAGGGACACCTACCGCCTCAGTCCAGAGGATGTCGGTGCGCCCGTTGTCTACGAAACGCTTGGCGGTACTGACCCCACTGAAGCGCTGGATGATCTGGACAACCACGACATCGGTAACGTGGAGAACCATCTCGTCATCATCTTCACCGATGGTGACTGGAACAGCGACTTCCCCGGTGTTCATCAGTGGGAGCGCCCCGGTCGCCACACTGTACTCGTGCAATACAACGGGTACTGGCAGAACATGACCGGCGTGCTGGGACGCACCAGCGACACTCGTGGGTGCGACGAGGCGTTCCGTATCGGAGACGTACTCCAACTTCCGGTGGAGATGACCAGCGCCATCGCCGGTCTGCTCTCCAAGTGACAGAGGTGAGGGGTGTGGATGTCACACCCCTCACCTACTGTTGCGTTATCAACCCATACCCATACCAACCCATCCCAAACAAGGAGAATCCAATGCCCAACTGGTGCTCAAACCACATCACTATCTCTTCGACCAACGAAGAGTCCATCGACCACATCTGGAACGTCATCCACGCTGATGACGACCTCAACCTCATGGGCTTGCGCCCTCGCCCCGATGACGTCGGGGACGGCTGGCACGGCTGGTCAGTCCAACACTGGGGTACCAAGTGGTCGCTGGACATCCACAACATCGACCTCGCTGAGTTCTTCGGTGAGTTCACCATCAGCATCGGTGCCGACTCAGCGTGGTCGCCACCACTGGAACTGCTGGCGTACATCACTGAGCGTTTCACTGACGTCAAAGCCGACATCTCATTCCACGAGCAAGGCATGGACTTCATAGGGTTCGCCCACTGTGAGGACGGTCAATACGTCCTCAGCGATGGCTCCATCTCTGACAACCTCCCAGCCGACTTCGACTGGGACAGTGACGACGCCCAAGATGTCGTCAATGACACCCTTGACATGTTGCTTGACCAACATGAGACACACGTAATGACCCAACTAACAATGAAAGCAGGTAACTGACATGGGGAAATACACCATCACCGTCTTAGACGAGATCTACACACACAAGTTGGTCGAAGCCGACAGCGAGGAAGCCATCCACGTTGGTGACTACAACGTCATCGAAGAGTGGGAGGCCAACGCTGGAGAGTGTGACCAAATCATCAACATCGAAAGGAACCCGAAATGATATCCCTATCAAACGAAGAGACATCCCTGTTGGACGACGAAGAGACAGCCCTGCTGGGCAACGAGTACGTCGTCACGTTTATCGCAGACAACTGGAAACTGTCTGTCTGTGTGAAAGGCGTGCAGGATTACAAGTGCGCCGACGAGGGCGAGTTAGCCATCTGGCTGGCTGACAACCTCATGTGGCACAAGTTGGGGTTCCGTCCCCGAGACATTGCAGAAGTAATCGAATACTACAAAGAGGAGGGAGGTGAATGAAATAAACACGCTAACGAAAGATGACTTCGCCACTGAGGTGGCGTACGTCTTGTACTACAACCGTCATCGACTGCCTACGGGCTTCGACACCGACCCTGACGACGAGTGGAAACTGGATAGTAAGCAGTGGGAGGAACAAGTCCCCAAATACATCCGTGACCTCGTTGAGCGAGATTTCTACGACAGAAAACTCAACGGTGAGAAAGTATTCGGCATCGACCCACAGAACGAGTATGTATGGACAATGTTCTGTCTGTGGGAGATGCTGAACGAGATGGGTCTAGAAACAGAAGATGACCACCGTCCCTCAGAATGAGGGAGTATCCACTAACCCAACTACACCTTGATAGGTAACCCCTATCCACGACAATCCGAAAGGACACTCAACATGAAAGTACCAAAGGTATGCCCTCTCTGTGAGGGCTGGATTCCCAACAACGAGCAACCGGGGGCGTATCCCGGTGCGCTCTCCCGGCGTGACAATAAGACGGAGATCTGCTCCGCTTGTGGCACCGCTGAGGCCGTGGAGGACTACTACACGGACATCTACGGGCAGGAAGCCCGTCTTGTACCACTCACCGAAGAGCGAGCAGATAAGTTGCTCAAAATGATTCTGGAGGACGAAGAGTGAGTTCATACGACAACTGGAAATGCACCGACCCTGCCCTTGAGGGGGCAGAGGATTGGGAGCGTGAGTGCGAGGCGTACGAGGACTCCCCCGAGTACGCCACCGACCTAGAGCAGTGGCTCAAGGAGGCGCACGAAGAAGAGCCTGACGAGACCTTCACGGAGGAGGACTACCAGCGCTCTTCTGCGTACGAGAACATCATCGAAGAACGAATGAAACCGGAGTACTGATATGGCTACGACACTCAAGAACCTACTCATCACCGCACTCTATGCAGACGACAAGGTGCGGACAGGTAACTGGACTGCTCACCGCAACCTCTATCGACCACAGTGTGTGCTCGTGTTCCACGGCACCAAGGTCATCATGGAAGTTGATATGCAAGATAAGACCGTCAACTCGCTCACCTACAAGGTTCCGAAGGCAAAAGAGATGGAGAGCATCTCACGGATCTTGGCTGGCGGCGGGATTGAGCAGAAATATGAACCAGCACAGAAAGGCATAGGGGTATGACATCGCTACTGGCTTGGCTTGATGACCTGCCTGAGGGCGCAACGCCCGTGACCGAGTGGACGCCTCGTGCGTTCCTAGCCATCGGCGTGGCCTTGACAGGTATCGCCTACATCATTTACTTTTACAAGACCGACCCCGGAGAGGAGGAATGACAATGATTGACTGGATGCAGACCATCGCCATCGTAGGGCTGACGCTCTACCTCATCATCTACAAGAAGAAGGAGAAGTAATGTACGAACTCAACGACCTGCTCCGTGAGTGGGCACAGAAGCACCAACGGGTGCTGACCGATGACGCATTGGACAACGCTGTCCACGCCGTCAGCGAAATGCTCCCCAGCAAGAAGATGTCACGCCACAACGTGCTGACACGCCGTGACGGTAACTACGTCGTCACCGATGGACAGCGTACGTACGTGGCTGGCTCGTTCCGTGAGGCCAAGTATGTGATGGACGTCTGCCACGCAGAGAACCTTCCAGTCGCTGGCTACATCGCCATGTATTGCGAGGGGTGAGCAGATGTGGAACTTATCTCTATCATCACTAGCAACAATCGCCCTACGGAGTACACAGGGCTAGGCAACCTTGGCTTCCTATGGATAGTCGGGGCGGTACTGTTAGCAGGCTACATCGCCTGTTTTCTCGTTGGCCGACAGATCGGTAAAGCATGGAACAGCGACGACCCACCTTTCGCTAAGAAGGTCATCGACAGCATCGTCAAAGGCAACGCTCCCAAACTCAAAGACCCATCCCATTACATGAAAGGCAAGAAATGAGTATCGAAGTAAAGTCACACAAGCACGAGAAGATGACCGTCGTGTGTGTCACTGGAGAGTCAGAGGCCGTCTCAGAGATCGGTCTGGACATCCACGACAACGGTACGTCGTGGGCAATCGTTGGCTGGAAGGGCAAGGGCAAGAGCGCCGTATGGGAGTACTTTCTCCCTGAGGGGGCGCAGAGTACCCTGCTTCACCTACTGTCCACCCAGTCCATGGGTAAGACCGCATGGCATATCAAGCGCATTGCTGAAGAGGCTCGCCAACTAGGTGGTCAGTCATGACCGCTTGGGCGATCTTCTTAGGCGGTGTCGTACTGCTCTCGTATCTCCGCTGGAGATGAGCGTGCTACGGTATCGAAGGAGGTCTAACCATGGCTAAGAACAGCAAGACATATGAGTGCCCCAACTGTGGCACAACAATCACAATCAACGTCAAGCCGACGTACCCACCAACGTGCAGTAAGCACACCGGCGGTGGCAAGTTGATGAAAGAAAAGAAGTAACAATAAGGGCGCACCCAACATCCGGCATACCATACCCATACCCGTACAAAGAAGGAGCACAACATGCAAACATTCGCACCCGAAGGTCGTGCCATCGACCACGGCTTCCGAGCACTGGACTACCAACGCTTAGGCAAGCAACGTGTTGAGGCGTGGCAGATTCTCAACGTCCTGCGTGGCGTAGACAACGAAGGCAACCCCAAGAACCACAAGGGCTGGGTCAACCACCCTGCCACCCGTATGTGGGACGGTCACATCGCTGGCCTAGCGTTCTACGGGATGCTCTGCTGTAAGGAGTGGATTAGTCGTGGCTACAACGACTCCATGCTTCACCGCTTTGAGGCCGTCTACGTCAAATACACCGACTGGGGCGACGACCCCACACCCCCAGCGTTCTTAGACGACATCTGTATCTCGCACCGGAGCAACCTCATCCGCAAGTTGCCCGAGCATTACCAACCTCTATGGCCTGATACACCGGCAGACTTGCCGTACGTCTGGCCTGTAGCGTAAGGAAGTCAGGTCGGTAACCTAGGTAACCGTGCGTTCTCATTACGCCTCCTTTCGCCTTGGTGACTTCCTCCCCTCTCACTCTCTCGTGCAGTCGCAGTGAGAGGGGTGATACCGACCTCCTTGACACCATCCCAACTACAAAAGTAAGGTTCCATACATGAACACATTTCATTCCACACATACCACCCATCTCGCACTACGCAATGCCCTGAAAGAGGCATGTTACGAAGTGCTCAAGACCTTTGAGGATCAAGTGCTGACCACAGGCGAAGTAACCGAACTGGTCAAGGCAGAGTACCCCGATTTGGTTGACTTCATAGACGCCCCGCAGTCCGATAAGTCACCAGTATCTTCAGTGCTCTTCCAGATTGCGTCCAACACTAAGGGACAGTTTACGTTCATCAAGAACGTGCGAAAAGGGGAATACGTATTCACGAAGAAGCGTGTACCAACTCGTACTGACATTATGACGTACAACCCTTCGCTTAGGAATAAGAAGAAGAAGGGTGTACAAACAAGGGTGGCCGAGCCGGTCACTGAGAGTGTCACTGTACAACTTCCTGCCATCAGCAATGCCCCGCACTTCTCGTTCGTGGGCAAGATTGACGGACAACTTGTTATCAAAGACGAGAGAGAGAATCTCTACGTAGTCCAGCCAGCGAAACTGGCTTAGCAGTAATGAAAGAGGGGAGGCTTCGGCCTCCCCTCTTTTTTGCGTTCTAGGGTCATTTACCAGTCAACCAGCAGGCAGTTATCCCCCAGCACTGCCTTGGGGTTATGCACCCCACGGGCGTAGTTCGCCCCTAGTCCGGTAACCCAGACATCGCGCACTTGAGTGTCGTAATGGTGGTGGTAGTGCCCGTGATACACCTCGCATACGGGGGTGTTATCCACCACAGACAATACCGCTTTACGATTCTGCTCAGAGGCCCTGTCGATTTTGTAGCCCTGCTCACGCAGCCAGCCACGCAGCGAAGAGTTTGCTGGGGCGTCATGGGACAGGAGTATGTCTGCCCTATGGCCGTTGTCGATAGCCCTATGAACGTCAGCGGTACTAACGCTCTCTTGAGGCCACCAGTTCACGCCTTGTTGACGTCGGTGATAATCGACGCTCACAGCACCGCCTAGGAACAGCACTGTTTTGTTGCCGATCTTCAGTGTGCTCCCACGGGGGCAGTAGAACATACGTTCGTGGAAGTGCTTGATCGGCTTCTTGGGGTGCTTACCTTTCCGTATCTCTGAACGGATGTAGTCGTGTTGGTCGTGGTTACCGTCTAGCCATAGCCATTTGCGTCGCTCGTCAGCATCCAGCCATGCCCTGATCGACGTCAGTACGTTAGGGCTGAAGTCGTAGCCGAAGTCACCCAGTTGGATGATGTATGTCGCCCCATGTGTCTTGGCTAGTCGGTTGATGCTGGAGATGAACTTAGCGTCGCCGTGGGTATCCCCGACGAGCAGTACCTTCACTTCATGGACTCCAATAGGTCTATGAGAGCCTTAGCGCCAATGGCTATGTCTCTCTGTCGGACAAGTTCTAACAACGCTTGCTGGTACTCTTCACGAATACCCTTGTCCAACATCTTAGTCAAAGCCTTTATCCAGTCTCGTGGACGCTTAGCCAGTATGAATCCCGTACCCCAGTCCTCGTGGAGTTCCTTGTATGCCGACAATGGGGAGGCTATGAAAGGGATACCAGCAGAAGCGTATTCCAGCCCCTTGATATCGCTCTTAGCATGGTTGAAAGGTATGTCATTCAGGGGGACAAGGCCAACATTCATCGTCAGCATCTCTTGATACTGGTATGAGGGGCGTAGTGGAGTAGTCCCCACTAGTGACTCATCAACTTTCAGGGCATCGGCAAACTTGGGCGCACTCTCATCATGACCGGCATGAAGCAACTTGATACTGTCGTTACGTAAGAACTGCGGGAAGATTCCAGAGAGAATCTCAAGATCACCGGAGCGGTGAGCAGTAGACCCTACCCACCCTACGGTAGGGGTATCGGGCTGATCTACCGCAGAGAACTTAGCGGTATCGACAGTGTTCTTCAGTACCGTCGTAGGCACCTTGAACTTCTCCCTAACTTTCTCAGCGATGTAAGGTGTGCTAGAGATAACGAAGTCACAACTCGCCACATTACGTGCGTAGAACACCGTGTTCTCTTCTTTGTTGTATTTGGGGTGCGATACCTTCCAAGCGTTGTTGCGTGGGTCTAGCGCCCAGTACCAGTCGTCAATGTCGTGTACGACAATCTGACCAGCCTCCTGAGCCAGTCTCGTAGTGTCGGCTACACCTTCGTGCATAATGCGCTGAACGATGAGGAGGTCGGGGGACATCTTTTCTTTGGTGTAGCCATCTGCCACCTCAATGTGGTCTCTGACCTTCCACATGGTGCCAACTGTGACTTCATGCCCAGCCTCACGGAGGTATGGGATGTATTGACCGATGCGTGCCCAGCCAGCGCCTCCCCACTGCTCATTGCCTGTGGGGGACTTCTCAGGTCGCAGGTAATCGGCGCTTGCTACGCCTATCTTCACAACGCCTTGCGCTCCTTGGCGGTGAGGCCACCCCACACGCCGTCACGTTCGTCGTTCTTGGTAGCAAACTCTAGACAATGCTCTACAACGGGACAGGTGGCGCAGATGGCTTTGGCTTCTGCCACACGCTTCCAGTCAAAGAAGATGTCACCGTGCTCAGCGCAGGCTGACAGCAGACGCCACGACGAGTCATCGTCGTTGAACTTGAGAGATGGCAGGTCGGTGTAAAGTGGGAGTGTATCTTCGGTATGGCTCATGGTGTCAGCATACAGGCTACGTGTGGCAATGTTCAAGTCTTACTTCTTGGCCTGCGCTTCAGATGCTTACGTATCTCCATCCGCAACTCTGTGATGGACAGGGCAACCTCACTGTCGGCCAACGGCATGACGCATAACTTGTCTAGTGGCAGATAAGTCTTGGTCTTTCGGTAGACGTTATTACGGCGCTCCTTAGGGGTTTGCCCGCCCCACATACCGTACTCTTCGTCCTGCCCTGCTTCATGGCACTCGTTGATGACCGGGCAGTGCTCACATACCAGTTTCCCTAAGTCGTAGTACTGTGCTTCGGGGGCAGTGCGCTCTTCCTTGAAGAGGGGTGGATACCACATCTCACTGTGCATACCACGGCACAAAGCATCGTCAGACCAATGAGCCATTACTAGTACGTGTTCTCCACGCAGTCCCAGCCACATGCCGCATAGCCAGCCAGATCAACCCAGTTGTCACGGCGGTCAGGAGACCATGCAATACGACTCAACTTCAGCATCGACATCAGTACAGCAACGTCGTGGGGTAGTAGGTGGTCACGGTGCTCGTAGACCGACTTGAGGTAGATGTCCCACATACCTGCGGTCTTACGGAAGTCATCGTTGGGGTCGCCGTAATCGACGTTACGGTCACCGTTGATGAGGTCGTTGGCCTCGTTGAGCACCTCAGTGCGAGTCTGTCCGGTATTAGCGTTCATGATACCCCTATGTTATTCGTCAATGATGTCAGCGTTGAGTATGTACTCGTCTAACTGCTCCGTGGTTACCGGCTCCGACAACTCATTGGCCTTAGACCCGGCCTTATCACCGAAGATGCGACTCAGTACGCCAGCAGACCCCTTGGCTTCCATCTCAATGCGTACAAGGTCACGGGTATCTTCAATATCCTTGAACTCTTTGACCAACTTGAATAGGCGATCCATCTCTTGAGACAGGTTGGGGTCCATACCCTGACCTTCTAGTTCTTCAGCGAAGCGAGCGAACATCACACGGCTGGTTTGCATCTCCAGCATGGCCGTCAGGACGGCTTGCAGTTGTTGCTTAGTCCGTATCTCAACTGGAATACGATAGGCACATTCTACATGTTCCTGAAACGAGGGACAGCGGGGTGCTAAGTAGCAACTATCACAACTGCGTATGCCGGACGTGTTGTGACGCAGTATCTCTACCTCATGTCCTTGTGTTTCCTGCACTTCATCGCCATCAGGGGTGGTGAAAGTACCCTTCTCAACCACCCTTTCTATGCCTAATACCGGTAGCAACTTTCGGTCACTGTCGTGCCTACTTTGAGGGGGGTCGGTAGCAAGAGCCGGGGTGCTAGAAACCGGAAAAGACGATGTGGCAGTTAGGGGGGTGATATCAACTACACCCCCCTCATTAGGGGCTAAGAACTCGCTCTCGTCGTCCTCGCCTGAGGGGTGATAGGCCGAAGTATTGAAGGTATGCGACTCCCATGCAAGCCATGATTTCACTGCTAGTCGAGCCACTTCACCGACGTCATCGGCCTGTATGGCTTCGTAATCTACCCCTATGCGTACGATATCGTTACGGTGACTACGGCGTGCAGTCTCCTTCTTCTGAGCGGGGTAGCGGCGGAGACCGTGGCCGTCCCAGATCTGAGTCTCGCCGTATCGTACGACACTCGTCCATGAGGATACGATAACGGTATCAAACTCCACTGATTCGATGGTATCGACCTTACTGGTGATACCCAGCAGCAAGGCTCCCCACCTTTGCTGCAACTGCCTGATGCGTGGAAGAGTTTTGGCGTTGATAGCCCTGTCACTGATGGCCGCACGTCCATACTTCTGGCAGAGATAAGCCAGACGTTCTACGTCATGTTCGTCGTTCCATAGGGGTATGTACTTCTCCCCCAGCCAGTCTCCGTTGTAGTCGGGGCGACCAACGACCATAGTGATGTCGTCAGCATGGGTACGGATGAACTCGTCAAACTTGTTGACGTCCTCGTCCCCGTCACTGGTGTAGACGTAGATTTCAGCACCCCCCAACAGTTCCTTGAGGTCAACTGTCTTAGTCTTAGGGATATTGTATTGGGTGATATTGAGGGCGATACGGGGGGCATTGTTAGCCGTAAGGATGTTACGGTACGTCCCCTTTTCACCACCAGAGAGGGCGATCTTCACTCTAGTTCTCTCCAGTTCTTCTCAGACTTAGCAAGTGCTTGGCGGTCAATCTCTTCTACCAGAGTATCCCACCCACGCATCTTCTTCTGTGTACTCCACTCAGGGCGCACCACGAATGGCTGACATACCAATAGGGATGGAATACCACTAGCATATGCCTCTGATACCGTCGCTGGGTCGGTATCGAAGTACATACTGCGTCCACCCGCCGCTGCAAGAATACTTGCTACTTTTTCGGCGTTTACCCTAGGTTCCCTTGTTCCAACAATGTCGTACATGATGGCCTTGATACCGTTGATCTTTAGCCAAGTCTCTAACAACATCGTGTCAGTGATGTCCTCAGACATAATGACTGCCATCTGACCGATAGTAGTTTCATGCAGGGTACGCCATAAGTACATACCCTCGGGGTCAGGTACTCTCGCCCCCAGTTCTTTACCGGGGCGGGCCAGCACATCAAAGTTGAATACGATCACTGTTCCATAGGCTCCAAGAAGTGCCAAGAGATGTAGCCACACCACATCCATAAGAGACCCTTACCAAAGGGCTTACTACCCACGAGCCTCAGCACACGAGTAATAGTAGGGATCTTCCTCGTCAGGAGGGCGACGATCTCATAGGCGCACCCTAACAACAGGGCTATGTTCATAGCCTGCTGTCGGTTCACCCGATACCAGCCTTCTTACGTCGGTAGTGCTCCACGTAGGAGTTGTACGGACAGAAGTCACACATGTGGCTCCACTCATTCTTCGGGATACCAGTAGTACGCCCAATGGCTCGGTGGTCTGCCTTGTAGTCAGCGCACCCTGAGCCGTAGCCGATGCCGTACGTGGGGCGGTTGTGCAGTTCGTAGCACTTCAGAGCGTCGTTCTTGTAGTTCTCACGCTCTTCCTTTAGGAAGTTCTCAAGACGGTTGTCGTGAACTGCCTGCTCTAAGCGAGACTTGTCGATGAGATCCAGTTCATCGTCAGCAATGCTGAATAGGTTGGCCTTATGACGCTCCATAGGGCCACCATACTGACGGATATGCTTGTCAATAGCGTCACGCAGACTGTGGTCGTGCTTGGCTTCGGGGTCGTTCTCTGCCGCATAGTTAGGCAGAGTATCGACAGTTTTGCAGGTGTTGCAGATAAGCAATCGTGCCATGTTGTGCTCCCATATGTTGCTCGGTGTACGAGCACCAGTGTACTAGATCAGGCGTGCTCTGAGAGTGATGCTACACGAGCACCAGCGTAAGGCTGTGCAGGATTAGCCCCAGCAACAGCGTCGTAGAGTTCCTGACTGAGTGAGGAGCGAACGGCTGAGGCGCAATGTGCGTCAAAGAGGTCACCACCACGGTCGGGGGCAACTTTCTTCACCATGCCATCGGTGATCCCCTCGCGGAGATCTGCGTTCATACTGCGGGTTTCATTTACGGCCATAGGAGTATCCTATCACTATTGAACTAGGCGTTAGGGTCAAAAAGACCCATCTGATTAGGGTCTCTGGTTGCTCGGCGCTCACCACGGGTTGCAGTGCGTCCCAACTTCGCCCCCAAACGAGGGTTGTAATTGGGGTACTCAACGGACGACGCCATTTCAACCACACGAGGTTCTGCTTCAGTTCCTGCTGTGGTTCTCGGGTTTACTGCACGACCAGTGCCGGGGGGCGTACGACGTGCATTAGGAGCCTGAGTAACTGGTTGTTCTCTCTGAACTCCTGCTACTTCTTCCAATTCACCAGCAAATTGGATGGGGCCTTGCTTGATAGCACCGGTACCACGGCGTTGTGTAGCAGTATCATCATACCCATACTGGTTGGTGCCCATACCCTGTTTGGTACCAGAGCGCCATTGAGAGTCCTCGGGGGCAGAACCCATTCGGATAGCACCGGTGCCAAGTTGCAAAGGAGCGTCGGGTCCAGCCCCTAGTGCGCCACTAGGAGCAGGGCCTGCTGGCAGTGATGGCTGAGGGCCAATTTCACCCTTGAAACGTGCCGGTCCCGGCCCCAGCGCTAACCGTGACTCGGGTACCTCTGGTGCTGGCTTCGGCTTTCTTTCCCGGCCCGTCCATGCTAACATACCTCCGACGATGGCCGCACCTGCCGCTTTACCCAAGAGATTGGTGGTTTGACCCCAGTTAGGTACTTGAGGGGGCGATACGTTGTAGTTACCTGCTACACCCTGAGCCATAGCAGAAGGACCAGACGGGCCAGTGTGTCCAGAGATCTTTGGCTCTGTAACAATAGGGGCAGGGCCTTGTCCGGGCATACTGGCGTAGCCACCACGAGCCTGAGCACGGCTTACAGTAGAAAGGTTTTGGTAGGAACCACCCGTAGTGCGTTCCATCTGGCGACGACGGCTAAACAGTCCGGCAGAACCGTAGCCACCCAGTGCGGATGTGTCGCCTCCCCAGTCTCTCTGACCAGAGCGGTCCTGATCTTCAGCCATAGATACCGCCAGCCTTTCTTACTTCTTCTGGGGGGTTGATATCCATACTAGCCATCTTCGTACGCCCCATAGAACGGCTGTCTACACGCACGTTACGTAGACCAAAGGGGTCAGCGGCACGCTCTCTTTGCCGCATGGTGTTGTCGAAAGATCCACCAGATTCATAGGGGTCACGAGCAAACGAGCGCCCCTGAGAGCCTGCGATACCGGCTCCATACCCACTATCGGACATTTGGCGGTGGAAATCACGGTCAGGGTTAACGGGGGCCGTGGCTAGAGACTGTGTGTATGATTCTTTTTCGTTCATTACCAAGTCCCTTCACTCATCGCATTACGCGCAGTACCAGACCAACTCTGGTCAGACATGACGCTAGGCATAACCGGCATACCACTCATCCACGTTCTGTAAGTGGGGTTATATCGGTCGATATTCATAACCTCGTGGATGTTCCATTCGTTCTTTACGAACCCACGTCGTTCGGGGAAGGGGTTCTGCGGGGCGGCGACTGGACGCATTGTACGTAACTCGTCAGGAGTCGCCGCAAGAGCGCTTTCCAATGCGAGGTCAACAAGGTACTCACTACGGGACTGCCAAGGCTTAGGCATACGGGAGACCTGCTTCCATACAATCTAGGCATGTAGTGTCGGCCTCCTCCGCAACAGGCGTGTTACAAGCATGACAGCGCCCATGGGGCGTGTTGGGGTCAGGCTTGTTGACCATAGGTGCTGGTTCTAGCAGACCACGGAACTGATGCGGAGATACATTCAAGTCAGATCTCGTCTGCTTGGTTGTACACGCCACGGGATACTACTGCACCCATGTATTCGCCCAGTGACTTACCGTCTGGACGTGGTGTACCTTGCGGGTTGTTGCCCTCGCCTACAGCGATCGTAGGGCGCTGACGTGACTTAGTATGTACAGGAATCATAGGGCGTGCAGTCTTGGGGTCGTCCTGATACACCTTCTTTGTAGCAAGACGTGGGCGTTGGATGCCCTGTGGGTTTGCGTCATCACTCATTACGTTCTCCTTAGGCGAACTTGTCTGGTCTGCGGTTAGGGTCTAAACGACCACTGTCGGGTTCAGGGGCGTTAAAGATGTCACCGGGAGTCTTAAGCATGTCATTGACATACTTTCCAGCGTCCCTACCGTAACCTGCCTGATTGGTTGCGTTAGAACGCTCCTGAGTTGCTTGGGCTTCCATGGAACGATCTGCTCCACGGGCACGATCAGCAAGACCACCCTGCCCATACAAAGATTGAGTACGTGCTTCTGCTTGACGACGGTCATTGGCGGCGTTTGGCATCAGCGCATCACCAACCTTGCGAGCCATGCGGCTCAGACGCTGACCTGTGGGCATACCACTGCGGACGTGCTCTGAGCCTACGTGCATCGCCTCAGAGTTACGCCCAGTAACTGGTGTAACAACCGGTGGACGGCCAGTTAGTGATGGATGTAGCGGTTCTGCAAATGGGTCATTAGCCATGTTAGTTACCTCCAACCGGGGGCTAGTCGCTTCAGCATTGAACGCCTCTGCATGTCGATCTGTTCTTGTTGAGGGCGGTCAAGTCCTCGTGGAATACCACGGGGGCCTGCTTTGCCGTCATTTGTGAGTCTAATCGGTTCCGCACCGGGGGGAGCGAACTTTAGACCCTGAGCCTGAAGTTCTAATCCGGTAAAGAGGTTCATCTCTTCAGGCCACAAATAGTCGCCGGGGTTGACTCGCTCACCCTTATGGACGCCACGGCTATATGACCTATGGTTCTGTCGCTTAAGGCTATTAAGCAACTTATCCTGACGGCGGTTGCTGGACTGAACCCCTAAATAGCCATCGGGATACTGCGTGTCGGGGGTGGCTCCGAAAGCGGCGAGGCGGCGATCCTTAGCGTCCCTAAACATGGGTGAAGGACCCAGTACTGGCTGGGATTCACCGCCTTGGGGGTCGTAGCCCCCGGCCCAGTTACCAAAGGTTTGGTTATTACCTGCCATTAGCCGTACCAGTGCCTGCTGTAAAAGCCATAAGGGAGCCACCCCTACCCCCACCAATGTTGGAGATGGGGCGTGGCTTACCTGCCGCCTCGGCTGTGAGGCGGGCACGTTCTTCTCGGTTTTGCTCACCGATCATGCGGTTAGGTGGGCGTTGGATAAGCATTAGTCCCACCAATCCTTTCCTCGGTTGATCTTCTCAAAGTCATCAGCATCGTAGAGATCCCGGTACTTGCTTGGGATCTTCTCTGCGAACTCATCTTCCTCCAGACGTTCCTGTTCGTCTTCGGGCATGGTATGCATATGATTCCTACTTCTTATCCTTCTTCAACATTGAGTCGCCTAGTTGAGAGATAGCCCCGCCGCCCGGTGCCTCGCGCATCATGGCATCAAATGCCATGGTGTTCATGTACGCACGTTCCTGCTCAGGAGTCAAAGTCGGCTCCTGCATACGACGCTCGGGGACCTCGTTGTACGGGCGACCGACCTGACGTCGGGAGTCCCGTGAGCGGTCTGGGTAGGACTTTCCATGACTAGCCATCTTAATACAATTCCTTTGTGTATGGGTCGTACGTACGGCCACCTGACTCTGCGGATAGACCGGCATCGAACTGAGGTAGCGAGGTTATGGATTTAATAGCCTCGTTACGCTTAGTCTCAACCTTTTGACGCTTAGCGATTTGTTTGTTAGCACGCTCAGTGTGCTTTGCCTTTGACATGGTGGTACGGCGTCCAGTAGGCACAAGGCGCTCACGACCGCTTTCGTCGGTTTCCACTTTGCCCTTAGAGACAGTCACCGTACTCATGCGCTCTTGCATCTTCGGACTAATCGGAGAGGACTGTTCTCCTGCCCTGAACTTCTGGATACCTTCTGCACGAGGGGGGCGCACCGCTGAGCCACGAGCCATACCACCTACGGCCTCAATACGGGTCTCTACAAGGCCAGCCGCTGTGATGTCAGCCTCCGATGCACCAGCAAAAACGCCCGTCGCTCCGGGGTTCATACGGTCACCACGGAGGCCAGCAGGGGTAGCAATTGCAGCAACCTGACGCTTGGCTTGCATACCCGTATTGTCTCTAGGCTGGATAGCAGTACCCAATCCGACGTCTTCTGTCCTATCTTTACGACCCATACTGCCTCCCACTCGTTGCACAGCAACAGTCGCTTCGGCTGGGTAGATAGTCTTACCAAATAGGTATTGGTGTCTACCCACTTCAGCAGCAAGGGCGGCTGCGGAACCGTGTCCTCTGGTGGCAGTGCTACCGGCAGGACGGAATAGGTTAGGAGCACGATCCTCAGGTCGCACGTTGGGTGACTGGGGGAGTCTGCTGTGGTCAACAGGCAGTGAGACAAGGTTGCGATTAGTGGCAGAAGACATACCACGGGGGGCGCTCAGACCGGCGTCCACAGATGGGATAGACTGGACACGCTGTAGTGACTCAGCCTTGCGCTCGCTCATGGTAGAACCCATACGAGGCCGTGGTTCCCGATTGAGGTCGGGTCGTAGCACCCTATCTTCAGGCTTGCTTTTAGGTTGTGCTTTCCGTGCCATCATTGACCTCGCTGAGGGATCGAACTTTCACAGGTCCTTCTCCAGTAACGGGGTCAATCGCTGATGGGATCTCACGCCCACTAGGCAACACCAACACGTTTTTGTACTTCTTTTGTTCCATGTCAAAAGGGTAGCATATGGGTTATCGTGCGACGGGCTTCCATGTCATTGAAGAGATAGTTTCACCAGTCTCTCCCTCAATGTCATCAAACCCGATAATAAAGGTCAAGTCGATACCACGGGGGGCCACAAAGCCACGGGCGATAGCACAAGCCTTAGATGCCTGATTGACAGCGGAGGCTCCGATAGCACGCATCTTGGGGGTTTGTCCAGCGACAACTGCCCTTGCCAAGATAGATCCTACAGATGACGGGTTACTTGACCCGGATACCTTGATAACGTCTTCAGTGGTTGATTCTTCTGCCATGGGTTACTCTTTCTATTCGCGTATATACCCTATAGCAGTATATTAGTTGTATCCGGCTTCTTTGAGTAGGCTACTTAGGTCTTCTAACCGAAGAATCGCGTAAGTCTCTCCTAGCGTCTTTTCTCCCACTCCGGGGCGTTTGACTACCAAGATTGGTAAAGCGTTCCCCCCGACTTCCTCCTGCTGTGCCTGCGATACAGCATCATTGAGCCAGCCTGAGAGGTCGAACTTGCGCTGGTTCTTGCACTGAATGATTGCTTGACGACGAGGGCTAGTAATACCGTTGATGTCACCGCTGTCGTACTTACCAGACAGGCTAGGCCGAAAAGCCTTCTTGAAACTGCGGCTACGTAGGTACCTGACGATGAGCGTCTCAAACGATGTGCCTTTAGCCTTGTTCTTGTTTCCCATTGTGATTCTCCGAACTGCAACAGCCTTTATGGCATTGCCACTCGAACATATAGTATACATTGTCGGGGCGACCACATATGTATATGACCTTGCTATCACCGTGCATCAACTGGTGTTGTACACCATCGACAACCCACGGATAGTTGATGTCTTTGGTACCAGTGCGGAACTCGGTACCGATCTCGGGGGCGCTACCGATTGCCATGGATGCGGTTAATTGGTAGGTGTGCTTTCAACGGGGTGTACGGGAGGAACGCTCCGCAAGTACCACACTTGTAGTACCTGAATGATTTACCGTTCTCTCCTAGCGAGAGATTGACGAAGCCGGGGGTGCCTGACCCCTCGCAGACTACGTCCTTTGCATCATCATGTACGATATCCATATATAACCTTCCATCATGGTAATCAGGTCGTGCAGTTGGTCGTCATCTAACTCTTTCCACGAACCTCCGTCGTCTTTATCAACTCGTGGCAGCATGAGTGCGAGTTCATGACGCTCGTCGTTAGACAGGCCCAGTTCCTCTTTGAGGACCATAGCCTTACGATAACGGTTAGAGCGTACGTCAGGTGACGTCACAACGCTCTCCATCGAGACGGAGCATGATTGTTCTCTACGGAAAACTTATGCTCATCATTATCGTAACGACGGAAGATCCACTGGCATGGGTCTTCGCCTTCTTCCCAACCAGCCTCTTCCTCTTCACTCATAGGTATACCGTCGTGCGTAGAGCAGACGAGGGGACCAATCCAGCCCCTCTGCTGCCCGTAGCGCACCCATTCGTCGTAGTCGACGTGATATGTCATCATTTTGTGCTCCAGCAGTGTGTCTTGTAAGCGCAGAACTTACAGGTTGAACAGGACTTATGGGTCGCAGAGTCGGGACGCACAGGAACCTCGTCGTTGTCCATACAGTCGATTACATAGTCAATACCGTCAAGAATGGGGGCAACGAGTTCCTTGTCATACTTGAGGTGGAACTCCTTGACGTCCTGAGATGGCTTCCACTCGTATATGACCACGGCTTCTTCGATACCTAGACACAGCATGTACAAGTTGACCTGCCGACGGTGTGTAGTGAGGGGGCGCTTGACGCGCTTCCATAGATCGTCCAGCGTCAGATCACCGTTGGCATATCCCTCATACAACTTGGGCGCATCCCACCGAATAGTGCCGAGTCCCACAGACTTGATCTCCACAACGGCTCTACCTTGGGAGTCTTCCCACACACCGTCAGCGTGCCCGACAATGCGGTAACGCTCGCTGTGCAGGGGTACTTCCTTGTACTTCAAGTCGTCTGAACCGCAGTGATTACAGCCTTCGGGGGAAGTGCCCTCAAACTTGGCATCGCAAGAGTTGCAATGCCAGTTACCAAACAGGCCACCGGCTTTCCACATCCACCTTTGCCATTTGTCGTGGATGTTGTGCCCCTCAGCAAAGATGTTCATACGCTTGAGGTTCATCGACTGTGGGTCGCTCTCCTCTGTGTCCATGATCTTGTACCACGTTGAACGGGGGCACCATTCGTCTTTAGCCATCTCGCTGGAGTGGAAGTGCTTGGTATCCCTATGCGAGTTGCGCTCAGCCTGCTCTAGGGCTAGCGCCACCTCAATCTTCGACAGGATGCGCTGAGTGTCTTTAGCACTAAATTGCTCCTGATAGTTCTTCATGTACCACGGTTTGTCAGTCACCAATAATCTCCAAGAAGTCGTCTTCGGGCAACACTACATAACGGTGCCCAGCCAAGTCAATCTGCAAGAGGGGAATCCTGCCCTCTAGCCGTGCTCTCTTCGTCAGGTCACGCATGTCCACAGCCTTTACGCTGTACGACTTAGCATTGGGGTCCATCTTGAGTTTGTTCTCAATCATGAAGTCCTCGGTGCGGACGTCTGCTTTACGCATCCACCCAGCACCTGACATCACATTGCGGCTACCCTTGTACGACTCTGCCGTACGTTTCTCTTGTTTGATGGACTTCTTTTGGGACTCAGTCGCCATCGTCAGTGCCTGCGATGAGGAGGTCGATCATGTCGGTGTTCTCCTCTAACAGTTCGTACAACTCCCCAATGGAGTTACCCTGCTTTTCCAGCAGGTTCATCATTACAATAAGCAAGTCCTTGACCATGCCTAGGTCGTGTGCGTACTTCTCGCTGATCTTGATGAGGGCCTTATTGCCCTCGTCCATATCTTGGTCATACGGTTTAGACTTCTTGCGCTCATCCCAGTACCCGTCTTTAGGGTAAGAGAACTGTGCCTGCTGGTTAAAGTAGGCTTTCCATGCCGGATGGTTCTCACTCATTTTCTGCACCAACTTCTGCTGTTTCTTCTTCCCCAAGTACTGCCGCCATGGCCGCGTCACGAAGCGCCTGCTGAAGACCCAAGTCTTGTCGAACCATGTCATACAGTTCCTCTTTCTTGCTGGCGATACGTTCTCCTCGGAACTTATAGCGTCCCTCAAACAACTCTAGTGCAAGAGCAACATTCACAATGTCCTTAGCCATGTCGAAGTCGCCCTTCTTGTATCCCACTGTGTCAGCAAAATAGAAGTCTGCTTGTGCCACCTGCTGGGGGCGGTATGTCTTGTTCTTCATAACACGCATCTTGATGGTCTGACCAACACGGGTATCCAACTTGGAACCCTCAGCGATCCACTCATCACGGCGCACCTCTACACGAATGAAGTAGTAATAGTTCTTGGCCTTACCACCGGGAGTGGTACGGGGGTCACCGAACATGACACCGATCTTGTCACGCCACTGGTTGATGGCTATGAGTGTGCAGGGGCGGTCGTCCTCTGTCAAGGAACGACGTTGGGCCTTGGCACATTTCTTGAAGAAACGACTGAGGATCTGAGCGCCAGTAGCGACACTGGCCTCATCCATAGCCTTATTGACCTCGGTCTCTGTGACAAGGGCTGGAAGGCTGTCCAACACAACGCAGTCTACGGCACGGTTTGATACGGCTTTGAGAACAAGGTCTAAAGCGGCCTCCATCTCGTTCGTCTCTACGACCCATAGCCGGTCTAAATCCACCCCAAATGATGCGGCATATTCAGGTACATACTCTTCAGCCGCAACCCACAAAGCAAGATACTCAGGGTCTTTTGCTTGATTGGCGGCAATGGTCTTGTAGGCAATAGCCGTCTTACCCGACGACTCTTCACCCACGATCTCGTTCCACTGGTTGGATGCCCAACCACCGCCGAGGGCTAGGTCAAACGCCAGCACACCTGTTGTGGTGTGGGGGATTTCTTCCTTGGCGTCACTCCCCTTGATGAGTATGTCTTCTCCGTATTTCTTGTTGATTTCCGCTGCTAGTTCTTCGATTAGTGCCAGATTGTCTTTCACGCTTGTCCTTATGACCAGTTGGACTCCATGCCTTGTGCGTAGGAGCCGTTGTACCCACACTCAAAGCAGTGTGGGCGTGGCTGTTGCCCATTGACACGTGCGGCACCAGCCGCCATGCCTGAATAGGCTGTGTAGCCAGTCGTGCTACCGCAAGATGGGCACGCCATATGCCCCTCAGTGCGGTGCGCTTCACCCCCACGCCACAGACGCATAGCATCACTCATGCTGACTTCGGCGTTAGGGTCTCGGTTGGGGTCCAGTACCTCTTGGCGCTCCCCAGTTTGGAGAGGGACACCAGCCATAGATTGTTGTACAGCAGGTTGTTGCACCGGTTGCTGTACCGGTTGTTGAGTCTGTACGGGCTGAGGTTGTACAGGTTGCACAGTAATACCACGGGGTTGGGGCTGTTGTTGGCTGAGTTTGTTAGCCCACCACGAGGAACTATTTGTCATCGTCATCGTCCTCCAGCATAGACTGTAGGAAGGTAAGGATGTCAAGGTCCTTTATAGAGAAATCTTCACCTGTAGAGAGTTTGAACTCTGGAAGTTCTGGGGGGTTCTTGATCTCCAGAAGCCCCGCTTCTACCAGCGCATACACCACGGTAACCGCAAAAGAGGTCATACGATCTAGGTATGTAACCCCTTCGGTAGCCCCAAACTTATTGTCTGGGTCCATGTACTGGGTCATCCACCACGCTGAGTCTGCAAGGATTTCACCCGCTTCAGTCTGCTGTAAAGTCATCCAGAACTTGAGAATGTCACGAATCTCAATCTCTGCGAGGTCTTCAGACGGTGCAGTAAACCCACCCTCTTCAACAGCGATCTCGTGACCCTCTAACGGGGACATGTACAGATAGAAATTACGCTGTCGTTTACGTCTCTTCTCGGACTCATCTTGCATGGTTATCCCTTCGCCTCGGACCATGATCCTGCGTGGTGCGCTTCTACTTCAAGTGAAACACCCATGATAACCCTACCATTTCCCATGTACTCTTCGACCATGGGTTCCCACTTGTTGAGTTCGTCTACGGGAACGCTAATAACGATCTCGTCATGAACCTGTACTAACATCTTACACTTCGGGTAGTCCAGTACTGAGGACAGTTTGACCATGGCTTCTTTACAGATCTCAGATGCTGTGCCCTGAATGATGGCGTTGATCGCCTGCCTCTCAGAGCGTGACTTGGCAGCGAAGTCGTCAGATTCCAAGTCAGGAACACGGCGACGACGACCAGTCATAGTCTCTACATATCCCCTACGGCGACCTTCAGCGATGGCCTTGTTCTTCCACGCTGTGAGACCTGCGTAGCCTTTGTTGTAGTTCTCTACGACAACACGAGCCTCATCAAGAGATAACTGGCCGTTGGTAGAATCAACGAGACGCTTAGGACCACCACCATATCCCATGAGAAAGTTTGGCGTTTTCCCATAAATGTTGCGCTCCTCGCTAGTGATCTCTTCAGGTGGTTTGCCTAGGATAACACTGGCAGTACCGGCGTGTACGTCAATGTTGTTCTCAAAGATATTCAGCAGTGCAGGGTCTTGGCTGTACATAGCCATAATACGCATCTCAATCTGGCTGTAGTCGGCCACGATTAGGGTATTCCCCGGCTCTGCTACGAAGAGTCCACGCACCCGACCGTCACGTGGGATGTTCTGTAGGTTAGGGTCGCTGGCTGACAAACGTCCCGTGGCAGTACGTGACAGGTGGAACTGAGGGTGTAGTCGCCCCTTGTTCATCAACGGCATAAGCCCGTCAACGTAGGTGGACTTCATTTTCTTCAGTTCTGCGTACTCCATCAGGTAGTCGATAATGGGGTGCTGACCTTGCAACGACCTGAGGGAATCCTCGTCAACGCTGGGGTTACCCTTGGCTGTTGTCTTCTTTGGTTTTAGGCCAAGACCACCCTCACGCTTCTTGTTAAACAAGAACTCCACTTTGTGTGCATTGCTATCAGGGTTGAACCCGATGGGGGCGTAGTAGGAGATATCAGCCAATTTGTTGTTGATGTCAAGGTCTAGAGCCTTGCCCAACTTCTTGATCTCACGCTGGTTGACAGCGATACCGTTCATCTCCATCTGTGCCAGTACTGACAGCGTGTCACTGTCTAGGTACATGGCTTTCAGTAAACCATCATGGTTTTTGATGTACCGAGTCAGGCGCTGGTAAATGAGCCATGCCCACCTACAGTCATAGTGTACGTACCTACACGCCTTGCTAAACGGTTCGGTGGTTATCGTCTTACCGATCTTACCGTCCCTGTGATAGGGGTCGAAAGAGAACACACGTTCGATGATGGGGCCGAGGCTGTACGAGGACAGGTTCTCGTCAACGAGGTGCATCAGCACCATCGTGTCGATATACCGCCCCTTAGGTAGTACGCCCCCATAGTACTTTGATATGGACTTAGCGTCGAACTTGATGTTCTGGTTGATCTTCACGATGCCCTCGTCCATGAACAGCGGCTCAAGAGCGGTGAACACTTGTTCCTGAGTCAGTTGCTCTGGGGCTTCGGTGAACGTAGCCGGAATGAAGTACTTAGACCTAGCCATGGACTCCTTACCAGAAGAAAGGATAGCCCTATGACCCTCGGGGGGTATGGTTGACCCGTCTCCACGCTGCTCTTTGACAAGCACTTCTCCGTTGGGGTGCCCCATCGGGATAGCCCACGACTTACCTCGTGTAGCAATACCAATCCAGAACACCTCGTTACGTAGTGTGTCTAGCGCCAGATTGCCACGCCACTTGTCTTCAATAGCCTGTCGTGACTTCTGGACAACTGTGGGGTGGTCGCTCTTCAGCGAGGCTTGCTTAGCCTCCCACTCATCTTCCACAATTTGCATGATGTCAGGGTGACGGTCGATGTGACCACGTGTCTCTACGTCAAAAGAGAACGCACCCTCTGCTTTTACCGTATCGACAATTGTCGATATCTCGTCTAGAGACAGAACGGCGGGGGCACTAGGCCCCCGCCGTCCGCTCGCACTGTTGGGTTCCAAGGCTCAGTTGTAGTCCATGTCCTCAGCGGCAACACCCTGTAGGGTCGTACGGCTGGGGATCGGGACAATACTGGCATCGTATGCCTGCTCTTTCAGGCTGTCGATGTCGTCCTCGCTGAGGGGGGCGATACCCCACTCTTCCTCAAGGTCACGGTCACGCACCATCTGATGGTTGGTTTGTGATGTCGGTCCCTTACCACTACGGGAGACTGCCCAGTAGTGCTTGGGAAGTGGCCCCTGTCGTGGGTCTTGATGGAAGTTCTTGAGGCTGTCGATCACACGAGGGCCTACTTCGTAGGAGCGTACAGCGCTGTCGCCATCCTCGTTGAGGAGAATAACATTGAAAGCGAACCGTGCGCTCGGACGATGGCCTGCGTCGCACAACGGGCATCCCTTGGGGGACATGTCTGCGATGCAAGTGAATGACTTCTGCCCTTGACGTTCTACCCAGTGTTGGCGGTAGGAGGTGTAAGGCTCATCCTCTAGGAACTTCACGATGACGGGCTTGTCATCAATCTTCAGACGCTGAGCGTAGGGGCTGTCGGCTTGCTTAGTGCTGTCGACATTGCCCCAGCCACGCTTAATGACTCGTCGTGCCTCAGCACGATCTAAGTCAGTGTCGTCGTCACGGACAGCAACTGCGCCCGTGTCTTCATCGTCATCGAATCTACCCATGTCGGTAACTCTTTTCTCTTGTCAGTGTCGTGGATAATTGTCTTTGATGTGTTTCCGAAAGCCTTCCCAATCAGGAGAGTTTGGGTCGTCAATCTGAAACGTCATCATAGCCTCTACAAGGAAGACAAGTTGTGCTTCGCTGTAGAGTCTCCGACCTTTTACCGCCTTACCGGGGACTGTCTCCCCTCGGGGGGCTGGGGTACGGAAACTTGCTGGTGGTAGCCAGCCGTTGGCTTCCCATTTCCTAATGGTAACGGGTTTCCTGTTGAGTGCCATTGCCAACACGCCGATGGTGTAGAACTTCTTCACCTGACCGTTGACTAGGTACTCAGAGGACTTTAGAGACTGTAGCCACTCATGTTGGCGGCTGTCAAGGACCTTCCCCCGGTTTCTCGGGGATGTGCTACCGGGGAAGTCCGGCCCTTCCGCCATATGCTGTCCGATCTTGGAAGGGATACCGTTAAAAACGTCTAGCGGATCTGTACTCATTGCATGTACCTACTGGCTTTCTTGAAAGCGCCACGGCGAGTGCGAGCATTGAATCTGTACAAGATTCTGTTGCGGTGAACGTCTACACGATGGTTGAGCCAGCCTATCTTTGTGTACTCGTAGGTGGGTTCCATCAGTAATCGTAGTTCTCTTCTTCAACGGGTTTCATAAAGGCGTAGGAAATGGGGGGCGTGTCATGTAACTCTTGAAACGCTTCTTCCAAACCTTCTTCGTGGCGGTTGTCGTAAATATAGCCTACCAGCGCATCCTCGTCAAGGACCTCCACGGTGCGTGACACCTCATTCCAGATACCACGCTCTCTGGCCCATTCTTCGGCCTTAGCGAGGTTGAGGGTCTTCTTACCCTGTCGGCGCTGACGCTGAAGCAAGTACTTACCAGCAGGAAGCCACTGATGTCCTTTGTCATCCTCGTCACCCTGCTTCTCTACTAGGGCGTTGAGTTGCTTCTTGTACTCACCAATGATCCTCTGTAGCACCTCAACGTGGTTCAGGTGTTGCATGTACTCGGATGTGATGCGTTCGATGTCTTCGCTCATACTCGTGATTCTCTCAGAAAGCCACTCAAGGTGTCAAGGGATAGATCCATACTTCCATCATTGTCGTGGTGCTTGCCGTCGATGAACGCCTCATTGACAGAGCGCTTCACCTGAAGCATCTCGTATTGACGCTCTTCGATACTGCCCTGCATCACGAATGTGGCAATGGTTACGTGGGGGAACTCGGAGGACAAGCGAATGATGCGAGCCTCTCGCTGTTCTAGTTTCCCGCTACTCCATGGCAGGTCGTAGGAGATTAGGTAGTTAGCCATAGGTAGGTCAACCCCATATCCACCGGCGTCCGACGACAGGAACAACCGACAGTTGGGGTCGGTAGCAAACTTCTGCTTCGATGCGTCTCTAGCCGCGGCATCCATACCGCCCATAAACAGCACACTGTCAGTCATGTTAGAAGTGGCCTTCTGAATAAGTCGTAAGTTCTCTTTGAAGAAGGAGAAGAGAACAACTTTGTTTTGGGGGTCCTCTGATAATGTGGATTCGATGTACGCGATGCAGGCGTCCAATTTGGGAGTGGTATCAACACCTGATACCCACCCCATATGCGCTATATCATGAGCATATTGGCTTCCATCCTTCACATTTGGGTCAGCGTACTTCTGGGCTGAGATCCTCACCAACTCGGGATTATCACATAACATCCGCAGTACAGTCAGGCGTGACATTATTTGCCCCTGCGCCTCATCACCGTCGCCACCGTTGTAGTGCGCCCACAGACTAAACGCTCCTTTACCCTTACCCATAGCCTCGCTGATTTTGGCTAGAAGATCGTTAGATATCTGCCTGTAGAGGGTGGCTCCCCTATTATCAAATGGTACGGGTACAACCTGATGAATGATGTCAGGTAACTGGTCCTTGATGTCGTCGCGGGTTTTACGGATCATACACTCCTTCATCACCCGGTGCATCTTGTCCAAGTTGCGGTATCGCATGGGTTTGCCCCATGTATCGCGGACTATGAATGTCCTATCGAATGTCTTGAAGTCACCCAGAACCTGCTTGTCGACGAACTCCATGATGCTGAACAGTTCCTCGGGGCGGTTCTCAATAGGCTGGCCGGTAAGGGCGAAGCGATAGGGCACTGTACGCCCTACCTTTTTCAACAGTTTCGACCGCTTGGCTGTGCGGTTCTTAATCATGGTGCTCTCGTCAATAACGACGGCTTGAATGGTGCCGATCTTGTCGACGTCGTTAGCCAGCGTTTCTGCATTGACGATGACATACCTACTGTTCAGAGACATGCGCCACTGACCGTCACGTTTAGCCTTGGTGCCGTCAATAACAGTGGCTTTAGCGTCAGTAAACTTGGCTATTTCTCGCAACCACTGGAACTTGAGAGAAGCGGGGACGACAACTAAACACCGTTCTACCTCCCCTTCTTCATGTAGGGATTCAATTGCGCCCAACGTCGTGGGTGTCTTACCTGCACCCATGACCATACCCAGCAGCATCTGACCACGGTCGACCATGCGCTCGACCGCTTCTTGCTGGTAAGGCCATAGTGTTCCCTTAAACATATACTGAAGTGACGCTCGCTATTCCCTTAATAATCTGACCATCTGTCATATCGCCCAAGTCCTTGACCTCATCGCAGTACTTCCAGTATTTAGTCCCCCGCCTAAACGAGGGAAGCGATTTGGCTAAACGCTTAGTCTCTATACGGCCTGTTTGGTCATTATCTAGTGCGATAATAACCCCGTCAAACCGGTCTGATAGTAGGTTGATCTGTTTTGTGGAGATATTGGCCCCAAATGACGCCACGGCAGAGATATCAGATCCACCGTATACGCTATGAAACCGCACTACATCTAAGGGAGATTCTAGCAGAAGAGCAGTGGGACCGAACGCACGTTCGATACCAAATACGGTATCACCCTTATGTACACCCTCAGGGTGGTTACGCACCCAGCCAGTCTTCTTGAGTTGCCACCCCCACAGTTCCCCTAGCGGAGATACGATAGGTATAACAGTGGCCTTGCGTTCGTCGTCCCACTTAATGCCGTACCTACGAGATGTCTCCTCATCTAGCCGACGATGCCGAAGCATCTTGTCAGGTAGAGGTTGGAAACGGCTGTACTGTCCCCAGTCTACTTGGGGGCGTACCTCGTGAACCTCTTGCTCTTCAGCAGTCAGTCTCTGTAGACCGGAGGTAATGAGGTGTGACTGGATACTCCATAGAGCAGAAGGATCGTCAGTTAGTTGGCTGACGAGCATAGACAGGTTGCCACGGGCACCGCAGGAGAAGCAGTACCACAGGCCACTATCAGAGTTTAGATACCACGAGTAACGAGAACTTTCACGACCTTTAGTTAGGTGGTGTACCGGGCACCGCCCGTTGATCTCGTCGTTCTGCACACGGTGTACCTCTACACCTAGACCCGACAGGACCTCAGTCAGGTCGTCGCTGTGACTCATACTCTGCGAGTGTTTCTCGTAGTTTCCTAATGTACTGAGCCGCTTCTCTCAACAACGAGATCTCTGGGGTACTCATAGATGCGTACTCCAGTCGCTCAACGATGTCCATATCAGTCGAATGATGGGTCAATTTCGTCCACCTCGTAAACTTCCTCAAATTCCATGGTCTGCCAATCCCACTTGACGTGGACTTCGGCATGGGGGGCAGTTCGTGCCTCCACTACACGAATAATGGCTTGGTCATCTAGGTCAGGGTTACGTTCAACACCCAGCACGAGGTCTGCGTCTTGGACGAATGATGAAGTGTAGCCGATGCTGTCGGCGGTGATTGCTCGCGTACGCTTGTTGTTAAGTTTCCACGACAACACCTGCGAAGTACCTACGATAGGTATATCAAACCGCTGTGCGAGGCGCTTCACTCCACGAGTAATGTTTGTCAGAGCCTGCGGCGATCCTTTTGGCTCACCGTTCTCATCATCCATCAGATACATACCGTCGATAAACACGGCGTCAGGCTGGTACTCCTGAATCTTGTTGCCGATAGCGCTAATGGTCGTGAGACTGCTGGAGTCCTCCGACATCATGAACGGTTGCATGTTCTTCATCATCCGCATGGACTTCTCTAGGCGGTCGAACTCTTTGTCCGACATCTGTCCGCTGAGGATGCGTTCGTACGGAATCTTGGCGATAAGAGAATAGAACCGAGACCTCTGCTCCGCTACCGACATCTCAAAGGAGATAAACAAAGGAGTAAGTCCATGGCGGTGGCAAGCATTAGCCATAATCAACTCAAAGAGAGACTTACCACGCTTAGGCTCACCTACCATAACGACGAACTGTTGGGGGCGCAGGCCGTAGGTCACTCTGTCCAGACCAGCAAAGCCCGTGGGGATACCTTGCAAGGCGTTGGGGTTGTCTTTCATCTCCCGGTACATCTGCAACTGCTCTTCCCAACCTTCGATGATGTTGAAGTCACGTAGGCGGGCAGTGTCAGCACTGGCCGACTGGAGACCCTTGGCGAGGATAGCGATGGCCTCGGACACGTTGTCCTTGTCAAGTGGTGCCATGGCGTCGCTGATAGAGGATGCCACGGTACGAGTACGGTAGGCGTCGATGAGTTCCTTGAACAGACCGCTGAACGACTCAGCAGTCGTATCCACGATGTCGATGTCACCGTAAGCCGTATGAAATGCCCTCTCGCTGGGGACATTGCCGTGTTCGTTGTTGTAGTTCAACACCCATTGGTAGATGCTTTCCCAGTCGCCGGAGAAGTACATGGGCTTGATACCCGACTTCACGGCTTCGTTGAGGGATTGCTCCTCAATAACCTTGCTAATTACTAGGTGCTCAATAGATGCCATTAGATTCCAAACGTCCCATCTGGGAGGGCGACCGTGGCCCTGAACCCGAGTATTGCAGCGTCCTCTTCATAAGGAGTGAAGAGGGTGTGTACGTCACGGTTGTACTTAAAGTCGTCTCTCAACGTGTCCAAGTCAGGGTAGGCGTACACGCTCACATTGATGCCCTTACGTGCGAGCCAGTGCTCAACGGATTCCACGAGGTCATCCTCGTAGTACGTGTATACCTCTACCCCTAGGTCTAATTGATTGACCATGTGGTACACCGATTTTAGAGGCATCTCGTTGACACGCCAGCGTCGTACTTCCTGCTTAACCCACTCGTCGTCGGTCAACTCCTTGTCACGACGAAAGAACCGGCGCTTAGGTGGTTCTTCCTGACGTGTAATCAGCAAGTCCTCAAACCAACAGGCGATGTGCTTGTGGACTGTGGGAGCGATGTCACCTTTTTCCACGAATTACCTCATGGTCAAAGTCAGCGAGAGGGTTGGCTAGTCGGGAACCGTACCGGTTCTTAATATCTTGAATGGACAGGCGTGAAGTAATGATCGTGGCCTTACCCTTGTCGTACCTCTTACGGATTAGGCTACCCAACTCATGCTGTGCGAACCCTAGGTCCTCGCCGTATTTGGGGCTGAGGCGCTCCTCGCCTAGACCGTCGATGACTACGATGTCAAACACTGCCTTGACGTATTTCACGATGTGTGGGCTGGAGTACATCTCGGGGAGATTGCCGTCAGATGTATCAAACGAATCCTTAAGCATCTCAATGTAATCATCTGCCTCAATCCACCTCCCAGAACAGTTGTGCTCAGATACTAAGTGCTTCAAGGTACTTGCGGCTATCAAAGACTTGCCACACCCTGAGGGTCCCTGAATGAACAGGTTAGGTAGGTCTATCTTGTGGGGGCAGTGGTGCCACCCGTCCATGTTTTCGTAAATACGCTTCGGGATGTGCATGTGGTGCAGGCGTTCATCTTTAGGACGATTACGCCACCACGCCTCGCTCTTCCATTCCAACGGTGTGCTGTAGTTCACCAATTCTCCTTGTTACGTCTGATCGGGATAGCAATAATGGCCTGCTTGACAGTCTCGTGCTTCTTTCTGATGCTCTTTGGAGACCGCCCCGACGAGGCCAGTTCTTTTGGAAGAGTGATACTAGCAAGTGCCTCATGGAGTTGTCCAGTATCTCTCTCATGGGTTCCGAGATTCCATGCGATGAGTTCTTCTAAAGCGGCAAGTCGGTCGGATGTATACGGCTCTGGGTCATCAGTGCGGAGAATATCTGCCACTACCTCAGGGTATCTCAATAGGGCTTCCTCACAGTACAGCAACACTGCCTTACGCATCTCACGGGTATCGGAGAACAGACCGTCGTTGGGCATACCGTCTAACAACCACTGTAGTACCTCATCGTCTTTGGTCACATCCGCATCGAACATCAGTTCGTTCTGCACGTCATTGGTACAGAACAGTGGTGCTGGCATGGCAACCTGACCTGCCGATGATTGGTAAAAACGATCAATGACGTCCTTGAGTATGTCAGCGCTAAAACCCTGCTTCAAGCGTCGTGAGAAGAAGATGTTCAACATACTCTTGTCATCCTCGTCACAACGCTGACTCATACGCATATCACGGTGGTATGCGAAGTAATTCGTCAAGTCCCTAACGGGGCGACTGACGTATCGATTACGTGGTGCGGTGTCTGTCCAACCCATATCTTGCTCCTCTGGATCTGCTCCGAATGTTGGCATTTATACCCCTGCATGAGGAACGGCCCCCCGGTTTCCCGAGAGGCCGTTCACCCATACCGTTGAAAGAGACACCATCCCAAGGTGCCCACAGTTATAGTACCAGTTAGTGACAGCCCTGTCAAGTATCACTCAGATAACGCCTTCAACATCCACAGGCGAGCCTGCCCGAGAACAAGGTGCGCCATGTCAGTGTTAAACCCCGGCTTTTGATGTTGCTGGAAGTCGTGAATAAGGTTGACTAGTTGAGTTCCCCATTCAGTAGGGTCAACAAACTGTACGGTAGGGGGATCGACCTCACCGGCGATAACGGGGGTGTCGTCCTCAACTGGGGCTGGGTCATCGGTTTGTACGTCTTCAACCTGACCAAACAACTCTTCGATGATGCCGCTCTTGGTCTTAGCCGAACACCCTATGCGCTCGCCGTACCGCTTGACTGCGCCCGCCGTCATGACCTCCAACTCGTCACGGGTAAAGCGGGTGTCATCCTCTTCTTCGTCGCTTTCCGCAGGTGCCGGTTCTGGCTCTGGCATCTCATAGTCAATGACGATGGGGGCAAGACCATTGCTGAGTTCCTTGACCTGCACGCCCTCCTTAAGGTGATCCATGACGTATTGGATTAGGGATGGGGTGGCGTCGTTCTCGTCGTCATCCCACAAGAACAATACTTCGTCGGCTTCCTTCAGCATGGCGTCGACGGGATGACGGCTCTGTGTGACTACACAGTTATCTGCATCACGGAAATGCCGTGTAACTTCCTGCTCGGGGCGGTGGTACAGACTGAACTGAATCTCGTTGTCCAGCAAATACCCATAGACGGTCTCCATAGCCTCAGGCATGGGGCGTCCGAACCAGCCGACCATAATGGTGTCGTCAGGAGACAACACATCGTTCAGTGACTCTTTAATGGCGGCTTCGCTAGCGGCTCCGGTGCCAATGATGGCGTACTTCATAACTCTCCTTCGTGGACGGGAGAGTTACCCTACCGCCCTACTCAGGGAGTCGTCAAGTAGGTGTCAATGGCGCTCTGCCCGGGGATGGCGTCAGTCGCCACAACGGTGTAGTAATCCTGTAGTGTCACGGGCAGTGCGCTGGCGAAGAAGTTAATCAACAGCGCCCGAGTACGTTGATATTCCTCGCTGTAGATAGAAACTGATTGATATGAGTTACCGTTATTCTCACCCTCATAAGACCAGCGGTAGTCGCTGACTGTGTCACCATTTTCATCTACAATCCATCCACCGCGAGTGCTACTGCCGTCAAAGTACTCACCGATATGGTTGCGCTCAGCCAATAGTGACGACAGTTCGTAGGTAGTGACAGAACCTAGGTCCACCAAGAACTCGATAAACCCGATAGTCCATTCGTCAGTTGTCGATAGGTTATCTTCTACGGTAATGCCTGCGGCTGGGGAGTCCCCTGCGCGTGTCAGAGTAGTGGATCTTCCGATGATGTTTCCGGTCTCATCTACCAGTCTTGCCCACTTCAAGGCACCTGTCCCCACGGCACTGTGTACGGAGAAGTACACCGTATCATCTTCTTTGACCGGAATGGGGCAGTCGATATGGAACATGACGTGAGTAACGCCGACGGAAGCCCCTGTTCCCTGAGAGACATACGAAGCACCCGTGTTTGTGTAGGAACCTGAGTACGAAGAGTAGTTCGTAGCGGAGAAGGCGTAACCCGACACTCCAAATGCGATGTCCCCTGCGGAGTCGGTGTACGCAACAATGTAGTCATTAACGTCAACAGGGATGCCCTCAAACGTAGACGCTGACGCTGACGTCCAGTACATACCGGGTAGGTACTCATCCAGTGTAGGCGGGTAAGTATCCTCATCGTTAGCGTCGTAGGTCGTTGGGTCGTAATTACCCTGAGAGTAGATAAGTCGCTGTGACTCACACTCGTGCGCCGGTCGGTGCGTAACGGTGCAGTTAGTGATATTGGCGTCTCGGGGATCGGTGATGTAGTTGACACGCTGTGAGTAGAAAGTTATCTCACGATTAGCCGTATCCACAGACAGGTTGCTTCCAGACAATGCCCTACCATAAGCCTCAATTCCTTCAAGCGTACCTTTAGAGCGCCTTAGGTACCCGATGTCGTCAAGGATGGCTCTGATACGGGAAGAGTTGATAAGGGCAGAGTTAGCGCCCACACCAATGGTACGTGCAATGGCGTCTAGCACTTCGGTATTTGCTGACGTTGGATCACGAGACACCATCACGTAGTCGATAAGGGTTCGTGTGGTATCCATTTCAAATCCGAAAATAGATAAGAACTTAAATAGGGGGCCGACGTAATTACCCGCAGGCAGGCATCCCAGTTCTTTTACGGCGTAGTCCGACGTTGGATCAATGTATTCACCAATAGATTGGTCTTGTTGGCGATAGTACTCCGGTATCCGGCTCCATAGCAGCAATGTCGACTTATAGTTCTCGGGGACAATTACCTCAACACTCGCCGCTGGCTCGTAGTAGTCATCCCCAGCAGTGGATTGGTACCGCACAAACAGGGTGTAGTAAGCCCACTGACCGCCTACCAACTCATTCTGTGTGTACGTGAACGACGTAGAACCTTCGGACAAGACGGTTCCAGAAGAAATAGTTGCTGCTGGCCCGTAGGGTGAATAGACCAGCAAGGTCTCTGATGGGGCAGGGTTTTGTCCTAGAGCAACCAGTGGAGCACCCCAGTTAATCTGCACAGTTCCGTACGTGACAGGGAACGCCTCTAAGTAACTTTCGACATACTCAATCGGTGGTAACTGATAACCGTCAGAACGCAGCGAAGCGTCTGAGTCACGATCTGCGGCGTATGTCCACGTACCAGCAGAGGCAGAGTTACCAGCACTAGCGGCGGTGTCGTACGTATCGGTATCAAACCGAACATATGAACCTCGGTCAACAGTACTACGACGAAGGGTAAAAGATACGCGAGCCATTACGTGCTGGTGATGCCGCCAACGACGGTGACATTCACCGTTCCTTTCTTAGGCAATTCATAGTCACCAACAGTAATGGTGGTCTGTGTGGATTGCGGAGATGCATCGTAATGATCTAGTACGGTGATATTTGCGTAGTCAACGCCCCGCACTCCCATAATACCCCGGTACAAACGGCCTAAAGAGATTGTCTGACCGAACCGCACGTTGTTAAAGTCAAAGATGCTGTCAATTACTGCCTCTACGTCCCGTTGTACGTACAACGCCACATACGAAGACAATACGTTTACAGTTACTACGACGTCAATGGGCTTCCAAGTAATCGTTGAAGCAGCAGTAACATCAACACCTAGCATGGAGCGAGGCGTAAGCGTAGACACGATGGAGTCTTGAGTAACGGCGTCTACTGTCTGAGAGGTATCGGTGGTCGTGAGATAGTCATTAGACCTATCGGTCTGTGCGTACACGGTGACGCTAGCATTACCCGCTGAAGCGCCTCCAGCGGGGTTAGGTGTGTACTGAACTGCGGCCTTCTGTACTCCGTCTACGCTCAGAGCGAGGTTCGTGTAGTCGTTTAATGTAACTGCACGGTTCTGCGAGGCGATGATAGACGGGACAGTGTTACGCATCGACTCAATTGACTCTGCCTCACGACCACCAGAGAGAGCAGAAGATGACACGATAGTCACATTTTCGGGGGTGCTCTCTCGGAAAGCAGTGACGGAGTTAGCAGGTAGGTTGCCCAATGAACCGCTTGAGTAGGCATATGTAGCGGTAATGATGGAGTTAGCCGGGGGCACGAAACCGCGACTAGCGGTACCGAACAGTACTTCCAGATACCCCAGCGGCGTAGTGTTGAGAATGAACACACGTTCCCCCGGCACTGCGTCTGTCAGGCGGACGACACGGCGGTAGTTAGTGGGCGTTACGCCATCCTCGTAGACGGTAATCACAACCGAGTCTTTGACGGCATTGAGATTAGCCAATCGATAACGCTGGGCCTCTACGCCGGTCGAAGAGTTAGTCAACGTCTCTGCTGGGGATGAGACGATTACACCTTCAGAAACACTCACCGTAGTGCTTGAATTAGCACTAAGAGTAATTGCTTCCCGTGAATACAACTGGTAAGTAGCACCGTCGTAACGTGCAACAAACCGCGTGTACTGAGGTAGTGACACTGCCGTACCGCTGTTATTAAGAACCACGGTACCCCTTGCGCCTGTTCGACTAGCGGGATCGTAGTCGAACAGTCGTGCATATGCCAGTACCGACTCACGTTGGGTAGCAGTTGGTAGGAATACCTCACCAGCAGCACGGTCCACGTAGTAATGCAGTACGTCACCCATCTGTGACCATAGGTCTACCAGTACCATACCGAAATCGGCTTGGTCTCTGTCTGTCCATTCGGGGGCAATTCGTCCAGCACGAGCCAGCAGATCAGCCTTGATCGTGTTGTAGTCCCTACTGGAATAGTCAAAGGATGGCATTAGAGCGGACTTTCTTCTGTAAGTTGGCTAGTAACAGTAAACGTCAGCGTTTGCGCTGGGCTTAAAGGCAACGAATAGATGACCGTGATTTCCGCTGTGCTTTCGTAAAACTCATTTTGACGTATAGAGATGTCGTGGATAGACACCCCAGATACCCTGTCTTGAAGTTCCATAATAGCATCTGTCTTGAAGTCAGCCTCTACTAGATCGTCAATCGACTCAAAAAGAAGTGAGTAAAGACTCGCCCCGTAATTAGGTAGCCCCATACGTTCCGGGGGGCTGGTGGTTAGAACATCAACAATCTTTTGACGAACAATAGCGTCATAATTGCGTGTTGATACAACACGTCCACCAGAGAACCTAAATGGAATAGAGATACTTTTCACTCATGCCCTCAGAACATCTTTGCCCAAGTCTTCGGACCGACAATACCGTCTGCAAGAAGACCGTTCTTGCGTTGCCATGCCTTGATACGGCGCTCGCTGGCTGGTCCAATCCACCCGTCTTGCTTGGCACCAACGACTTCCTGCACCATCTTGGCGTGCTCACCTCGGCTACCGCGCTTGATCGGTTCTCCGGGGTAGGCGTCATCCTTGATATCAGGAGAGTCTTTAGGGGTGTCACCGTGCTTACAGTTCTCTGAGTGCTCTTGCGATCCGGGACCCCAAATACCGTCTACATGCTGATCGTGCTCAGCCTGCCATTTCTTGACGGCCTCTTCAGTCTTAGGACCATAATTACCGTCTGCTTTAGCGCCGACGATCTCTTGAACCTCCTTGACTTCAGTGCCCTTGCTCCCAACTTGAAGCCATGGCTTCTTACCTGCGGGGGCCTTAGAGACCTTCTTGGCAGGGGCTGGCTTTACGGCAGCATCTCCCAACTTATCTTTGAAGAAGTCGATGTAGTGCTGGGGATCATCTGCCCACTCATTTGACGCCTCGATGTGTACCCAATCGCCGCCGGGTGCACCGCTGAAGGCTTTCTTGTCATAGACAAGCCAACCGTTATTACCATTGTCCTTACGATTGCACAACCAGCCACGGCCCCATGGCGCTGGGTAGTAGTCGAATACTGCTTCGATACCCAGTTCATAGGCGTTATCTACTAGCCAATCAATCATACGACAGGCATCTGCATAGTCACCAGTACCACGATATGGCGCACCACGCCAACTAAGGTCACCGGCTCTACCCGTGGCGTGGACAGACATAGAGGACTTACCGCGCTTGGGCCTTACCCCATAAGTACCGTTATTCCAGAGGCCGAAATGGGCTTCAAGAAGATCGATGAGGGTCTCAAACCCGGCGCGCTTACCATCGGCTGTCCTGTCATACCCCGTATAAGGCATGTTAGCCATCTAGATCACTCTCCAAGGTTGACAGCGCTGGCCGAGGTGTCACCGACTGGACCCTTAGCAGCAGCAACGGACTTAACGACCGAGAGACCAGCGGCAACGGCAGCGGCTTTTAGAGAGTCGCCAATGCCAACCGATAGGATGTCGACAGCGTTAGTACCAACGAGTGCAACGAGCGTCTGTGCGAAAGTTGCAACAGCGCGTTCAGCAACGTCTTTAAGGAACTTTGGTTCAAACATGGATACCTCCATAGATGTATCGGACATACATACCCTACCATACCGGTAAGAGGTTATTGCGATATCTAGTTTCTGGTTATCTTTGCTCCCAGAAATGCTTCGTCGATCTCGTCCGCCGTCAAATCGCCGTCAATAGCGGCGGCGGCTAGGCGCTGAGCGACATTGGCTACGGCCACAAAACCTGCTAGTAATGCGGCTTTGTACATAGGGATATCACCAATGATGGCCGCACCGGAGATAATACTCAGGGCTGAGGCAGTGAAAGTAGCGAATAAGCGAATACCGATGTCGCCAGCAATACGTACTTTACTCTTCATCTGAGCCACCCCAGATGGCGAACCCAATCATGTGGGCCACAATGGATGCACCACTGATCCACAGTGCGTATTTTAGGACATCTCCCGAGAGTGTGATTAGTACTAAAGCCGTACCAGATACCGTCCATACGAGGGCATACCCCTCTTTGAAGAGTTTCTTCAGCATCAGCGTCTCCTTCTGCCACCTCCTGTGGGGGCGGCGGCGACTGCCGAAATGGAGGCTGTTACAGCGACAACAGTTCTTCTGGTCCCTACATCAATCTTTGAGCCAGTGGGGACGTACGTATCAAACGATCCCTCAAACACGTTTACTTCGCTCTCAAATTCCTCTTTAACCTCGTCTGGAGCCTCGGATAGAGCCGCACTGACGGCCTCTAGAGTCTCCTCATCAAGGCTGTCGAAGTCCTCATTGTCAATCACATTGTGGAGTACTTCTACAGTTATTTCATCTTCGTCACTCAACAACTCGCCCATTGACTCGGCAAGTTCTTCGTTCTGTATACGAGTAATCATAGCCGCCACAGCAGGAGCGGGGGCTGGTTTAGGGGGTTCAGTCGTAGTTGTGGTGCTTGTTGACGAGGTGGTGGTCGTTGAGGTGGTTGTCGTTGACGGCACCGTCGTGGAAGTGGTCGAAGTAGAAGTCGTCGTAGAAGTCGTCGTAGAAGTCGTCGTAGAAGTCGTCGTTGGGGGGACTGTCGTAGTCGTGGTTGTTGACGTAGTCGATGGCGGCGGCGGTGGAAGCGTTGTCGTCGTGGTGGTTGTAGTGCTTGTTG